ATAATTATTAATATATCTTTAAAAACAGGATATTTTTTAATGAATAAATCATATCGCATACGTTCTAAATTATATGTATTTGTTTTACACCCCATCCAATAATCATTTGAAAATAATATCATCATTTTTATTTAATTTCCTAATGGTTTCAAAATTTAATTTATTATCTATTGTATAATCAAATTTCGAACCATCATCCACCACTTCTTGCATTATATTTTTAAATTGTCTAATTGAAAAATTTTCAGATAAATATTTTTCATGTAATTCATTTGTTAAAATCTCGAATTTATTAATATGTTTTGGTAATCCTACCATTGCGCATTTATATGGAAAATCATCTGCTTTATGTATTATATTTATTCCATTGGGAACTCCAAATTTAGAACCAATAGAAAAACTTGTTATTTCAAATCGTTTACCATTATATCCACATATTATAACTCCAAATTCATATTTGCTAATTCCTTCTATATGTTCTTTAAGCATTTTATAAAATTTTGATGTAATAATACCTATAAATTCTATATAGGATAGATCATCAAACTCTTTATCTGAATTTACAAATCCCTTTTTTGTATCATAAAAACAATAGCCATCAAATAATTTAAAACAATGTATTGGATTTCCCGTAACCCCGAATAATATTTGATTATTTAATTTAATCACCTTATTAAAGCCACTTCTACACGTATTATTGTTACTATATGTTGCACGACTATCGCCTGACATTAAACAAAAATTATCTGTTATTACAGCTTGTATTATACTCATAATATATCCCCCAATTATCAATATACAATACAATATTATATACCAATAATCGACAGAATACCACAGAAACATACATTCGTAAATCTGATTTATTAATCAATATCACGGGCATACCAACACAATGTCAGTACGCCCATAAACCTTATCTAAAGGTCAGTTTACTAAGTGAATTTCTACCTAAAGTCTGTCCAAGAGTCATATTCTGAACCATCTTTTCAAATTTAGGATCTTGTTGTGCTTGTTTCATAAAGTCTTCATAATTGTGAACATTTGGGAACGATAATGACACATCACCATATGATACATCAACCTTATTAGCCAAGTTATTCGATATATTAGGAATATCTGGCAACTTAGCACCTAAGTTATCCATATACATATTCGGAGTAGTAATACCTTTAGAAAGATTCCAAAGCTTTTCTACTTGGTCTTTGTTAAAGACTGTATCACCTGAATCAAACTGACGAAGCACTCCATACTTAGTAACAAGTACTTCTGAGCCTGGATTATCTTCACCGTAAATATGAAGCCCTTTTGTTGCTGATTTAGTACCATTTTTATAACCATGAGATTTGAGCTGGTCTAACATCCAAATATTCTGATCTGAACTACCATAATATTCTCCGTCACCACCCATAGCAGAGTAGTAATCAGCTCTTGCACCAAATGAACTGTCTATATCATTATATTTTAATCTATCCACAATACTTGAATCCACTTCAAGTAAGTCTTTCGGATAATCGTCTTCTAAATGATAGAACCAATCACCCCAAGAGCCACCATCATCAGATGAGCCACTATCAGAGTTATCCCAATTATCAGACCAATCATCACCACTATCAGATGAACCACCGCCATCAGAATAACCACCATCGGTATTAGCATTCTGTTCTGCCTGCTGTCTAGCAATCTCATCAGCAACTCTTTGTGCTTCTGCATTACTATTGGCAAGTAAACCTTGTACAGCAGCATTAATGTCACCACAAACCTTATTAATAGCGTTGTTGCCTTCAACAAACTTGTTACTGAAGTCACCTAATACACTATTAATACCATTTGTTATATTACTAGCGTTTGTACTCCATATATTTGACATAGATTCACTAAGCTTATAACCATAGTTCTCAGCAGTATCAGTGATAGTCTGTGAGATATTAGAAGCATTTTCATTAGACTGGTCAATAATTTCCTGCATAGTTATATCAAATGAATCAAGTCGCTCATCAAGCCACGTTTTTGTAGTATCGGCAAGATTATCAAGAATAGCTTGAGTATCGCCTATAAGCTTTTCATACTCAGTATCTTTCAAGTCATCTTTAGCGGTATTAATCTGATCTTTAAGCTGCTGGATATTCTTCTTACCTTCCTCAGAATTATCTCCTTGATAAGCAGAATATTGTTTTTCTAAAGCATTAAGAGCCTTTGTTTTTTCAGCGATAGATTTCTCATAATCATAAGCATCCTTTTGCTGACTCATAAGGTCTTTATACTTTTGGATGACTTCATCAAGCTTATCAAGAAATGTATCATAGCCCTCTTGAACCAAATCCTTAAGAGCTTCTTTTTCAGATATGCTTGAATTAATAGCCTCCTGTTGAGCCTTAATAAGTTCCTGTTTTCTATCCAGTAATTCCTTATCATAAGGATCATTAGTTAACTCTTCATTAATCTTAAGTATCTCATCCTTATAAGCTTTAGCCTGATTAAGATATAATTGATACTTCTGTGCAATTAATGCCTGTGCAGCCTTACCATTGTCATTCATATTACCATTATCATCAGTAATATCTTCATCCTTTAGTAAGTCAACAAGGAACTGAGTTTCGTCTATAAGGTTGCTGACATCGTCCCTTGTTCTATCGAAAGCATCCCAATTAATCTGTCTAATAGCATTGTCATACTCAACTAATGCCTTTTTAGCATCATATATACTTGAAGTACAATCATCTATGGCAGACTGCATAGAATACCAATCCTCAGATTCAGCTTCAATTTTACCAGATTCCATAGCAGAATTAAGTGCCTTTGTAAGTGCGTCTCTTTCCTGTTCAAGCTTTACAAGATTCTTCTGTTCTTGTTCAATCATAGAATTATTAAGCAGAGTAGAAGCAAACCAACCCTGTTCTTCTAAGAGGTCATTATCCTTGCTATATAAATCCTTAATAGAATTTACTTTCCCAAGAACTTCTTCAAACTGTGATTGAATATTATCGAATCTACTCTTAGCAAGCTGTCTTATCTCTATGTTTAATGATTGTACAGCATCAGCAGCATCTTGAGCCTTATCATATAAATCCTGGCAATCTGAAATTGCATCCTTAAGATTTTCATCATAGACAGTTTCTATATTAAATGAACCATTTGCAATCTGATCTTTGTAATATCCGTCAAGGTCATATGAATTGAATCTATCCATATAGAAGTCATAAGCATCTGATTGTGCGTTAATCTCTGATAACAATGTTTCCATAGAATCGGAGAGGGCATTATTACGATTAAGCCATGTACGTGTTGTATCAGATACTTTATTCTTTAAGCGGTCATATGCTTTGGAGATTTTAGATAAGAGAGGTTCTACCCAGTTGAAGTCCTGTGGCGATGGCTCAGATGATGAAGATGAATCACTTCCACTAGATGAAGATGAGGAATCTTTACCCAATCCTTTCCAATCGACATTAATGCTTGAACTAACCTGTTTAAAGCTATAATTATCTAAAGCATCTACTGCAGCATTAGCACCATCAACAATACTTTGGAAATGGTTGTACATATTGTTGTATTCTTCATCCATAGCTTCTACTTCATCTGGATCTGCCGAATACATACCTGCATCATACCAACCAGTTGTCTGTACCATCAATTTACCATTTGCATCCTGAACAACTTTGAAATAGTCAGACCAGACACCTGCTAATTCCTTAATGGCTTTATTAGTAATTTCCAGCTTGGCTTTTTCCATATTCGACCAGTTATCAACATCATCACCATATAGAGTTTGAAGTTCATTATATAACTCTGGGTAATTAGTCATAACTGCATTGAAGAATTCTTCATCAGTCTGTGACTTATCTACTACAGATTGTATGTACTGATTTTTGTCATTCTCATAGATAGTTTCAAGCTGTGAAAATAACTCTTGTTCAGATATTATGCCTTGCATATAATCCGAAAGTGCTGCCTTTGCTTCCGGATATTTCTTGATAATGCTTTGCATAGATGATACACCTATACGTCCATTATCATCTAATTCTTTTTGGATTGTAGATAATAGGTCTGCTTCTGATTGAAGGTCTGCAAGATTGGCTGTTTGTGACTTATCATCTGATTCTGTGAGAAGAGAAGTTAAGTCAGTAAATGCACCAGATATAGATTGTGCAGCATCAGTTCCAGTTTCTTTAAGCTTATTAAGATACTTAATAAATACATCTGCTGCTGATTGTCCATCTTCTAAGATTAAATCAGTATCATTCAGCTTATCATTAAGAACATCAATCCCCTTAATATCATCCTCAGTAAGAGTACCTTCATTAAGTGCTGTTTTAAGCTTATCAACTATTGTCTGATAACTTTTATCATCTATAATAGAATCTAGTTTAACTGTATTCCATTCAGCAGACCTACCAGTATATCGGTATAAGTCCATTTCCTTCTTCTGCATATCATCCCACATAGCTTGATATTGTGGATTGTCAAATGTACCATCAGAATTCATAGAGTTCATCAATGTCTGTTTGAATGCTTCATACTTCTCTATCTTATCAGAGAAGGTTTCTTCTGCCATCTTTTCAGCAGATTCTTTTAACTTTTCATTGGAATTTGTATAATTAGAAATAAGATTATTATTGAGGTCAATACTATGTTGGTATTGAGCTTTAAGACTTTCATCAGAAGTGGCATTTAATTGTGCCTGTAATTCTTCGCTTTGTTTCTGAAATTCCTCTAATTTCTGTTCATTAGCTTTAATAGCATAATCAAAATCAGATAATTCACTCGCTCTGTCTAAAAATGAGCCAACGTGGAAACCATCTGCATCAGATGATGCTTGATAATACTGTTCCTGTTTACTAGCAGTATCGTCAGTTTCCATGCGATTTTCTCTTGTGTATGTTTTATATGCTTCGTCAGAGGCTTCCTTTGCTTTCTGCTTTTTAACCTCTTCCTGATTCTGTATCATAAGTCTTAACTCTTCATTAGTGAGTTTCAACTTATCAAGTTCAGACTGTTCTACTAATGTAATAGTACCATTATTAGACTTTTCGATTAATTCAGCTATTCTACTTGTAGTCTCTGATAACTTAGTTTTTAACTCATCAAGCTTTGTACAGGCATCCGTATAGTCCTGTTGTGCATTTTCAAATGCTTCACGCTGTTTTTTCATAGATGTTGTTAACGCATCCACTATCTTAACCGCTCCTGCAATAATACCTAAAGTTACTGTTATAGCAAGTAATATCGGATGTGCAACTGCAAGTGCTTTTAATGATGCACCCAGACCTTTGATAGCCGTACCAAATCCAACAGTGGTAGTAGTAGCAGTACCCTCAGCCGCAGCCATAGCATTAGCTGAAGCAGTATTAGCTATTTCATCAGTAGTAGTTTTTAATAACTCCCCTTGAAGTCCCTTCAAAACGGCTTTTATTTGTGTGGCATTAAGTTGACTTTGACTTAATGCCATTTTTGTTGCTTCTTTAGAATAATCAGAAAAACACACAACAATTTCTTTTGTTAAATTTTTATTATTAGCAATATTAGAATTATTTAATAATTCATTTAGATTACTCAAAGCAGAGACAGACTCTCCAACAGTCTTTAGTTGCTTGCATAATAATTATAAATAAATTATAATAATAAAAATATAATTTTACAATAAGTAGGAGGTATTATGAATTACGAAGAAGCAAAAAAATATATTTATAATGAAATAAAATTAGGAAATTCTAATTGTACAGAAATTCTTGTTGATATTGCAGGAGAATTAGATCAAGATGGAATTGAATTTATTCAAAAACTCACAAATTCTTCTTATGAAGATGTAATTAAGATATGGTATGAATTAAAAAAAGATTATGGTTCAAAAAAAACCAACCCATTTTTCCCCGACCTTACCCCACAGCAAATCGCTCAAGCCAACGCCCAAGCACAGGAATGGTTAAATAAAGTTCATTGTCCATATTGTAATAGTACAAATTGTAAGAAGATATCAGGAGTATCAAAAGCAACATCAGTAGCAATGTTCGGTATCTTCTCACAAAAGGTTAAGAAACAATGGCATTGTAATAATTGTAGGAGTGATTTTTAGATAAGGGAAGATGATAGAAGAGTAGTGAGAATATATTAATAAGAGGGTTTGAAATATAACCCTCTTAATATATCATCATTGTATACTTTAATATTAAAGTCCAGTGTTTTACATAAATATAAAATATTTTTAAAAATGGATATTTTCTAAAAAATAATTTATCACGAATATCATTTAATATCATTGTGTAACATTCGCTATCTTTTTTACAAAATATCTCACCACATTGAATAGTACTTGAAATTATCTTCCAAGTTCCTATTGTTCCACTTGTATTATTATCTATATTATCACTTCCTTAATCTAAAAATTTACTATAATGTAAAAGAGCAGGAGATTAGTCCTGCTCTTCGTTGTTTATAATAAAAAAGATTGGATAAACAATATCCAATCTTTTTTAAAATCACTTATTGCGTAGCTGGCTTTACTTCAAAACGAATACCCTTCTACAAATGTCACATAAAAACAGCTAGACTTACCAATTTTACTTGTGCTCTTCTGTTGATCTAATACTATCATACCACTTTTTGAAAGTCAATATGTTTTTATTATTTTTGTGTATTTTTATTGTTATTATATTCAATGTTTTATCATATGTTACTGAAACATCACTTTTTCCTATTATTGACCACAATATTCTTTTAACATCTTCAAATGACAGATTTGTTACATTATTTAATGAATATACTATAAAGATATAAGATTCATCTCTACTTATATCGAAATTTTTTATTGTGTCAATGGAAGGAGATGTAAATAAGTTCATAAAATCACAATATAATTTTTCATAATTTTTATAAAATTTGTTATAATCATCAAGTGATTTTTCGATTGATAATGATATATATTCACATACTCTATTATAAACTGTTCTAATTTCATTTGGTGTTGGAATTAATAGTCCATCATTCTCAAGCCATCTTTTTGGGATTTTATCTTTATGAAGTATTAATATTTTGTCAATCCTTGCTATTGAATTAATTGAAACAATTCTACAACATAATAATTTCCTATATTTTTTCCACCTGTCTTTAGTATATGTTGTTAGTGGAATTACATAATACATTTCTGTATTTTTTATACTCTTTAAAATTAAAGCAGGATGAGTGCCACTAAATTCAGCATTATTAGTACCTTTAAAATCCACTGAATATATGCCAGAATTTATTATATGTTTCATAAATATCTCCTAATTGCAATTTTATTGGTAATTTATACCGATAATACAATTATACGACAAGATATTACATATTTCTATCGGAACATATGTTTCAGTATTTTGTACTTGACAAGAAATTTATCTGAATGTAAATTTAAAAATACTAAGGAGTTATATTATGCTAAAAATTCATTATTGTCCAAACTGTCACAGAATTACATATACACATTATCTTACAAATGTATGCCGAGTATGCAATTGTGATTGCATAAAACTCGATATTGATTTTGAAAAATTCTTCTCAATGAATGAAGTTGAAAGAAAAGAATATATATCGAAACACATTGGCTTATAGAATACAAACTACTGTTCTGAATTGTATTTAATTTTGTACAATGGTAAAATATAGACATTGGAGAAACAACATAGATGTGCGCCATAACACTTTATAACCGAAGGTTGTCCCAATGTCTATCATATGGCATTCGGAAAAATGAATCTGCCCTTTCTGGGTGCATATTTCCCTAATTTATATTTTCTATTCTATAGAGAAGGGAGGCGAGACATATTAAACTTTTTAACAAGTATTATCGGAAGTGGTAAGTATAATTTACGTTCCATTTTAGGAAAAGTTATTGTCACAAGCATGATTTGTAAACATACTGAACTTTCTGATAGTAAAGTAAAAGACATCACTAATATGATGTTATAATATCTTCTTGCATATGCTGTATTCATATTTCCTTTTATTCCATTGGTAGGGCTGTCTCACGACAGTCCTATTTTGTTATTCTCTGTTGCGAATTATGCTTGAATGTTACTATTTATATGTAATATAACACAAGTGCATCCGTCATTTTCACAACATTTCTTATCAACTTCTAATATTTCCTTATCACTTAATTTATAATTATTTTCAAAGAAAATAGTAGAAGAGAAGTCATTAACTTTTAATGCTATAAGCTTTATGTATTTCATTATGCCACCTCCAAATATCCATATTTACGAAGTAGCTTTGTTATGTAAGAGATGCCTTCAGGTTTAACTCGTGTTTGTATATGAGCAGTTCCATCAGGTGCAATAGCAGGAACAGATATAAATTTAGTTTTATTTACTACATTTTCATATGGAACATTGTCTCCGTTTTCATTCTTGAAAAGTAATCCAATATTTCTCATATAAGAGAAGAGTCTATATTCGCCAATTCCTATAAAATGTGCAATCTCGTTTATCGAAAAAGTGCCTTTGGTATCCATTAGAAGTTTCCAATCTTTTTCAGTTTCTTCTAATGATGCAATTCTCTTTTTCTGATTAGCAATAATTTCATCTTTGTGTTTGATTGTTTCATTAGCAATCTGGACAGCTCTTGCCATTATTAATTCATCTGGTTCATCTTCTTTAATAGGAATATAACCACCAGTCATTTCAATAGAAGGCAACACTTCGTCAGTAACCCAATCTTGAAATTTTTCTGCCTTATCCGTTTGTGACTTAAAAATAAGTTTATATACTCCGCTTTTTGTAATGAATTTTTCACCACGATTATTTAATTTTCGGAAGTCCATATTACGGACTTCTGAATTTTTTAATATAACCGCCTGATTTTCGTTCATTTTAGCGAGATAATTTCTTACATTACTGTCGCTAATTTCCAAACATTTTCCAACGTGATATGGATTAAATAATGCTTTCCCATTAAAATTAAAGCATTCCACATCAATAGTTTCAAATCGTTTGATGAAATTTAATTCATTCATATACATTCCTCCAAAATTTATTTGATAAAATTTTGAAAGTATAGTAGAATAGAAATTGAGAGAAATCTCATATGTAAGACATCCATTTGTTCTTTGGTCGGAGCGGTGGGTGTCTTTTATCTTTTCAAATTTCCTTTGATTAATTCTACCGATTCTTTACTAAAAAGATAATTACGCTTGCCAGCCTCTCTAAATTGACTTTTGTCAAGATTAAGAGTTTTGGCTAATCTAATAAGATAAGCAGGTGTAATATCTAATATTTTTGCAACCTCGGCAGTAACATAGACTTCTCTAACATCTGACATCTATATACCTCCCTTGTTACAAGTTTGATTATATAATGTCGTATGTTAGTTGTCAATACTAAAACCTGAATATTTTATCTTTTTTGGAATTTTCTAGTTGAGTAAAACACACACTCAAGTACATTACTGAATTCCGAAATCGCAATGTACACTATGCATTATAAGTGAATATCATACTAAGGCGATGACTCACTCAGAGGATGGGTATGTCGTTGGGGATTGCTCTCTTATATAGGTATTCCCTATATATGACCTTTCATTTCTATATATGGTCAACATTATAAATGTAGAGTACCGTCCTGCTCGTTGCCCGTTGTTAATGATACTTAGACACCTATCAAGTCTCCTCGATATTTTCATATATCCACATATACAATTTTTTCTGCTTTCGCAACCTCATCCAATATAACCATATGGATTACGGTTTGTTATGTGATCCGTGGGTAGTTTGTTAAGCTACCAAGCATTCAAGCATTTACTCCTCCATGTAATAGTTTATACTCCGTTAAAGTGTTTACAGAGTTTTTATTAAGAATCCCATGTATCCATAGACTTGATTACAACGCCATTATGTTATTCTCTTATCTATGATTGACCAACTAAAAACTGTTGGAGAGAGTTTTTGTGTAAGGTTTGAAAACCCAATCAAAATTCTTAATAAATTTAGTGACACCAAATATTCCACTACCAGTTATTGCAATTCCCAATAAACCTATATGTGAAGTGATGCCATCAATTAAGGACAATGCATCATTACCCAAATTTACGATATTTTTTATATCATCTGACTGAATCAAATGATTAACAAATTCTGTCCATGTATTGTCAAGCTTATTTAATGAACCTGTAAGATTATTGGCAGATTTCTCGGCTTCTTCCATAGCTGAACCAGAACCTTCTGAATAATCTTTAAGCATCTTATCAAATAATTCTTGGTTTTGTAAAAGCGCAGCTAATTTTGTGGCTTGATACTTGCCTCCAATGTTTGTCAAAATTTCAGCTCTCATTGGATCGGATTCATCTAACTCATTAAAAGTCTTCGCTAAATCCTTTAATATTGCAATCGGATTTCTAAGCTGTTCAGTACCATTTACCATTTCCGTCATTGAAGCGTTTGCTTTGTCTAATGTACCAGTTATCTTACTAGAACTTACATTTTGTAAATTAATCAGTATAGACTTTATACCATTACCAACTTCAGAACCACCTAATTTAGTAACAGATTCAATAGTACCAATCATTGCAGATAAATCTTTAATGGAAACTCTATAACTTGAAGCAACAGTACCTGCTTCAGTCATAGCTTCAGCCATATCTTCCATAGCAACTGAGTTACGGTTAGTTATACTATTTTGTCCATCAAGTACGGCATTGATTTTTTCAGCATTACCTTCATATTTGTAGGCTGCATTGGTAGCAAGTACATATTTATTTGCCAAATCAGCAGTCATATCGCCAGCAGCTTGTGCTAATAATGATTGTTGTGCTAAAGCTTCACCTTTATCTCCATAAAAACCAGAACGTGACATTTCTTCAACACCAGATAAATAATCTGTTGCTTTTTTGCCGTATTTACTAGCCTTATCATATGAAGTTGTAGCTAATGTCTTTAGTTCTTTGGTTGTTAAGTCAGATGTTTTGTTGATTTCAGTGATAATATCATCAATATCTTTCATTTCAGAAACAGCTTCTTTAACTTTATTGACACCCTGCATCAAACTTCCAGTTGCAATAGACCATCCACCAAATTTTTGCCAAGCAGCTTTAACCTTATCAACGCTTGTCATACCTAATAATCCACTATTTCGGGCATCTATTTGTATGTTTTTCATTTTAGCAGTTAAATCATTAGACTCAGTTTTAGTCATCTGAACATCCAAGTTTTTCATCTTGGTAATAATTTCATCAATCTGCTTACCATATTTCTTAGTGGATTTAGTATTATTATCTAACCATTTCTGCCAAGATTCCGCTTTGGAAAGACGAGAGATATCTGTTGCTAAACCGTTTGCAGTTACAGAAGTAGACTTAAAAGATGTTTGTAAGTTTGCGAATTGCGATTTAATCAATCTTAAGTCAGCAGCGCTATTTACCGTTTGTAAATCATTTTTCAACTTATCAACACTTACATCGACACCATCAATTGTTTTCGAGAAATTTGAAAACTGAGGATTATTCTTTTCAAAATTATTGATTTGTTCTAACAGTGTGTTTGCTTGAGTCGAAAGTATCTTAATTGAAGATTCAGAAACATTCATTTTTACTAAGGCATTTAATTCATTTTTCGCATTAGACAGTGAAGTAAACACCTGTTCAACTTGGGCTTTAGTCATTGAAGCACCATTGTCTGAACCAAATAATTTGGTTATATTAGAAACTTCATTTGTCAGTTTATCCGAAGCCGTTACACCTGAACTGTTAATTTCAGCTTGTAATGCCTTAAACTGCGACTGAGCTTTGCTTATACCTTCAGTTAATTTGTCAGATTTAAAAGTAGAACGAACATTTTCAGCATTTCGAAATTCAGATACTAATATTTTATACTGTGAAATTAATTCTTTAACGTTAATTTGTTCATCCGTAAAAGTGTCTCTTGAAGCGTTTCCCATAGTTGTTATGGCATTTTTAACTTCATTGTATTTACTTTCTAATTGTGTTAAATGACAACTTTCTGTTATAGGTCTGTCGGCATTTTTATCTATTGCAGAAGCGTTTAGTTGATTTATTTGATTATTTAAATTAGCACTTGCGGTTTTCTGTATCTTTGAAAAGTTATCAACCTTCACTTTAGATTCATCTAATGCTTTACTATATCTCGTAAGACCTTGAACCCAACCCATTAACGGAACATCATTACCCTTATCATCAACAGTAGTTCCAATTTGTGCCCACTTCATTGTCTTAGTAATAGCTTCACCAGTTTCGGTATTATATCTGAATACTGCACCTGTTAATTTTTCTACATGTTCATATTCACCAGTTAGTTCATTAACACTCTGTCTGGTATCAGTTGTATAATTGACCGAAACCATTTTATTCTTAGCTTGTTGAAGCTTTCTTATTTCACTATCAACAGCATTGTTAAATTCATCTGAATCTGTTTTATCAACTCTAAACGAAAGACCTATCTCTTTAGAGGTAACATTCTTTAATGAATTTTCAACTTCTCCTGAGATAATATTTCCCGCTTGTCTACCAACATTCTGTGCAGTCTGTCCAACATTGCTATTTAAAGCGTTACCAAGATTAATATTAATTCCACTTAAAGCAGTATTAATCTGTGATACCATATTATTAATAGCAGCTTGGTCTATAAATACATTTTGAAGATTTATCTGTACAGAATTTAACTGTTTTGTTAAATTAGTAATAGTGTTACTATCGAGTTTTGCTTGAATTTCAACACTACCAAGCTGTCTTTTTAATGCTTCGATATCTTGATTAAGTTGCTGTTTTGATTTTGTGCCATCTAACCCAGCAACTAATCCTATTGAGAAATTATTCATTCCCATTTATGCATTCTCCTTTCCAAGTCATATTTTTATATACAAAAATAACGCCCACAGAAAGGAGCGTTAATAGAAGAGAAGAGTAGGCTATGACACCTACAATTCTAAATTATTTAATTGGTATTCCTACCTTTTTACAATTCTTCTTAAACAAAGCAGTGATACCTGCTTCACGACCAAGTTCATTTAATGCTTCACTAAAGAAGAAGTGAGTACCGCCTACAATAATACCGTGTTCCATATTATCCATACTTTTCAGTACTTGAAGACCAGTAATTCCGTTATATGTATTTCCATGTTTAGGAGTTACAAATCCTCTTTTATATCGAAATAATAAATAATCATCGTCCCATCCGACTGTAAAACTATATGTATTTCCCATATTCTTAACATGTGAAGCTGTGAGAGATTCCATTAATTTATATGTTCTCTCATAAAAAGCAGGTTCAGTTGGATCAAGTGAAGAGAACACAGGTTCATTATAATAATCTTCAACTTTTTTAAAGACAACTTCAAATATTTCATCTCTTGTTAGTTCTAATGCTTTAATGAGATATTTATTTAGAGTCTTTTCCAAATCTTTAATATTATTTATCACTCAATTCATCATCCTTATGATTTTCAGCATGAATAATTTCAGCAAACTTCTCAATAAAAGTGTCTCTAAGTTCTTCCATAGGAACATCCTTGACAGATAAATATAGATTTTTAACAGTGTCCACAATGTCTTTCTTTTCGTTTAAAACATTTTCTACTACTGTATAAAATTCTAACTTAATTTTGTGCTCTTTTCTTTTCATTTTAAAATATGTAAACATAATAATTTCCTTTCTTATATAGAAGTGTGATTATAGAAATCACCCGTTTTATCAATACTCATTCCACACACCAATGATTTCACTTCTCGTTTCATTTCAGTATTACAAACAGAACAATAATGACCTTCTGATGTATAATCTTTCATAGCCATACTTATAATTTCTTTATGTCCACAGTTGGGACAGTAAAATGGATACTTCATTAATCCTCCTTAACAATTGGTATCAGGTCAGCACAAGTATCAGTATCTAATCCCATACTAAACAGTTCTTCTGTACTAATAGGCGTGAAATTAACATCTACATTAGAATCGCTCACTGCATTAATCTCCTTAATAAAATCTTTCCAATTTTCGTCTTCAGGACTAATTTTCTTTTGATTAGGAACAACTTCACCCTTTTCGTCAACAACATCCTTTCCATATTTATTAACAAGAGAGTCCTTTGTCATTTCAAAATCCTTTACAACTCCCTGAATTTCTGAATATAATCTGAGCAACTTAAACTTAAATGCAGCATTAATTACTGATTCGCCTTCGATTACATTCTTGATTCTTGAATTTATATTAATTACCTGATAAACCTTTAATGTTTTGTTCATACTATATTATTCTCCTTTACAATCTTGTATCGTTAAGAAAACCATTGACATCATAACGATAATTAACCTTTAATTTTTTCTTATTAATAAGAATAGGATTACAATATTTCAATAAATCATTTTCATTAAAACTTTTTTTAGAAAGAGAGTTTATTAATCCATCCCATTCATCTATCATAAGAAAATATGTATTACTTGTTTTTCTAAAATCTAAAACAAAACCACTACATACATTTTTATAAGTAGAAAACTTCTTTAATGATTCTACTTGATAGTAATGTATAATTCCTTTATCTTCCTTGGTTCGTTCAAATGAACAAGATCCTTCAAAAGTTTTTAATTCCAATGTCCAAAATGTATTCCTATTGCCGCTAAATATCATAAAATCACATGGACTATGTTGACTGAATCTTAACTTTGAACTCATATCAAATGATTGAGCAGCATCAGGCGGTCTATAAATTAATACATCTTCTGGACATGAATTTTTGAAGTTCTGTTCAAAAATTTTACCTATATTTTTTGCTATAATTATTCATTCCTTTCTGTTTAAGGGTAGGAGAGTGGTCTAGCCACACACTCTCCATATAAATAAAAATGCCCTTACTACATGGCTAGATAGTAGTAAAGACATTTTGAATGTGTTATAACAAAAGAGTGATCCCATAATGAAATCACTCTTTCTTGCTAACAATATTTAATTGTTATTTACACTGCTAATTGTATAGGATACAATTCCCATTTTCCATTTGGATATTTATTAACATTTTCGGTTACTATTTTATGCACCTCTTCTAATGTTCCAACATTAGTGTCAATATGTATAATTTTACCTCCTGTTATACATAATTCTTCGCATATTAAGTTATAAAATATTCTTCCCATACTCATTCTTCCTTTCTTAATTTTCGATACAAAACAACTCATATATATCAACATCAAGTATACGAGAAAGAACAACAGCATTTGTAAGAAGTATATCCTTTGTGTTTCCATTTTCAATTTTGTTAAGAGCTGCAACCGATAAACCGCTTCGTCTTGATAATTCTTGCAATGTCATATGTTTTTGATTTCTGTAATACCATAATTTATTATTCATAAGGTTAATATATGTAAATTATTGTTGTTCATACAGAAATTATACATTGAATTTTTTCTACTGTGGTAGAAATTTAATCTTCTTTAATTGGCAAAGCCATTACTTCAGGGATTATTTTTCCTTTAATTGAGTGATTGCCACCACAAGCAATATATGTATCTGCTAATAATTGAAATGTTTCTAATCCTGCTCTTGTAATATATTTTTGTGCTATAAATTTACTATGTAAATTATAAAGTTCAGCACCATATTGCACAATAATTCTCTGATTAGTTTCTTTTTCATTTACATCTAAAGACTTTTTAATATCATCTATACCTTTAGATATTTTTAAAATTTCCTGATACTGCCAATTATCGTGTTTTTCAAGCGTTTTAATACGATTTTCAACAGTTTCTTTATCTTCTTCGTTTCCTGTTTTAATGCGAAATTTTTTTTTGAAATAACTGAATATTTCAATAATTTCCTTAGCTGCAAATAAGATGGCAAAGAACCCAAGAATGACTAATAAATAATCAATTTGTGCAAGTTTTTCTATAGATCCCACTCATATATACCATCCTTTCTTACTTCTTCAAAAAATTCTTAAATGCTTCATATAAACCTGTAGAAGCAAGACCAGAGACAAGACCGCCAAGTAATATTTCAGGTGTAAAAGCCATATTCATCCATACGTTTAAAATCACTCCTAATACACCCATAATTGCAGGAATGTATTTATTAACTACATCTGTTGTTACGATGTTTTTTAACACATAACCAATACATAAACAAATTCCTACTATTATAGGCACTGCATAATTAGTTAAAAATGATAAATCTGTCATAATTTTAATCCTCCTTATATATTAGGTCTATTTCTCATCCATTCTTCATAGCATTTCTTAGTTTCTCCTTTATGAAAGAAACAACATAAATGTCCATGATTTTTTTCACTTTCTTCTATCCATTTTGGCTGAACACGCCATTTAGATGTATAGAATATTATTTGAGGTAGTTGCGTAATAGGAACAATATTTTCTTTTCCATAACATTCATATACTTCATCTAACGAATTAAATATTTTGTTAATTTTAATCACCACCTAAATCGTAAAAAATAGGGATAGCACAAAAACAAATATCGTAGTCATGCTATCCCTATAGGTATAATGATTAAAATTAACTACAATATTTATTCTGATTTTTCTAATGGCTTTTCTTTTACTGTTTTCTGAACATTTCTCGTGGAAATTTTAGAATTGTTATATTCCTGTTCAGATACAGCAGAATATTTACCATTTTCATATTTTATGTACACAACTTTTGTTCCTTCGGGAACATCTAAGGTTATCTGAATTTCTTTACCTTTAAATTCAAAAACAACAATATTGAGGAACTTGTTGTGATATGTAATTTTACATTTCTGTATCATTGCTTAATTCCTCCAAAAAATAGAAGAGTGCTTAAAACACTCTTCTTAATGAATATATTATTCCTCAATAAGAGTAAGATCTAACATATTATCATCTTCATCTGCCATAAGATCGCATGTTATTGTTATACTTCCTGGATCACCATTATTAGAATATGAAAGACTCATATTAGACTGTGGAGCAACCTTATAAGCAGTAAACTTATATGGGAGAACGTTATCATCCTCTGTCTTCATAATAGTATCTCCATAAACAATAAAATTCTTAGGAAAACTTGTAGACTTGATATTGATTCTTTCAACACCAGTAGATACTTCCTTAAGATAATATGCGATTACCTTATCTCCATCTGTAAGGGCAGAAGTAAGAGTAATAGCTGTTGAATCACCAGTAATTGCTAAAGATGTTCCACAATCATCATCTGCTTTATATACAACAACACTTCCTGCAACAGGTGCTTCTGATAATGTTACTGTAGCCCCTGAACCAGTAACAGCAAGTTCCTCTCTAACCATAAATTTAGCTGTCTTAGAAACTTCACCACCTGTAATTAACTGCCATAATTTAACAGTCTGAATTTGAGTTTCAATAGTAAGAGTACCACCTTTTTCACCACTAAAGCTAACCTTCTTAGGGTGTCCTTTACCGCCATATGCATATACATTTTCACCTGTAAGTTCAGTAGTAGTTACATTGGCGAAATCAAGGTTTAAGAAAGGCTTCTTTGTAGCATAGTCAACAAAAATAAGGTCGGCAACTTCTCTGTTAGCCATATTTGTATTACTATTTGCCATTTTATAATCCTCCTAATTTAATATTTTTATAAATAAAAAAGACTCTGCATCTCGCAAAGCCTTAATTGTCAATTCTTTTATACCATTCCGTATAATTAAATTGTTTCTTTTCATCTCCCCAAACTGAAACTGTAAATTTACTCATATCATATATGTTATTTCCAGCCATTCTCGTAAAAGCATCCCATAATTGATATACTGTTATATTCCAAATATTTGTCATATTCAATGAAGTGTGTTTATTTGCTATAACTGATACTAAATTATCTAATTGTAATGCTTTATCTGCCTTATTTTTCTTCTTATTTGCCTCTCTACCTTTTTTGAGTTTTTCTAATATCTCTAATGCTTTTTTGCTTTTAACTTTTGATTCATCAATTTCTTCTTCATCATTATTAATTGCATTGAGTTGCAATATAATACTGACTAACTCCTTCCATATTTTTGTATGTATAAATGATTTTGGAATAATATTGCCCTTATCATCTTTACTGTCATAAACAATAAAAGCAGAGATTTCTTTATTCCAAATGACATTCTCTATAATAAAAAAATCCAATACCTTAGTAAGATTACCAATTATTGTTTCATCAACTTTACATATGTCTATTAAGGTAACAGTATTTTTATCTGTTTCACTTAACGATTCGTACCATGCACGAAGTTTTGGATTAATTTCATCAATATACATTTGTGGGGTAAGAGATAAGATTCTTATATAAAAAAGATAAGTCTCGTATGTAATATTCCACACCTCTGATAAAGTAGGGGATTTTATACTACATATAGACGTCTTAAAAGGAAAGGGTGATATGAGATCAGAATAACTTAATTTCATTAGTTATCCTTAATTTTAAAATCGGATATTGTGTAAATCATCTGTTTGCCGTATGTTTTTGAGTTTGGGAAAAAATGTTCAACAGATGATAAGTGAAGCTTGCCAATACCAAATTTATCTGAATACCTTAAAGATCTTTCAATCATATCACATAATATATCAACTCTAGTACCACGATATCCTTTTTTAGAATATTTCATGATACCTTTATGACAAAATGCCCATATAGTTATCTTCATATCTTTGATTGTTCCTGTTGGTATTCTTGGAGTTTCAACTTCACAACAAACATAACTTAATGTTTCGGTTTGAGTTTCGTCTATATATAAGTAAGGAAAAATTTGCTTATACACAGTATCATCAATCTCATCTTGTGTATATTTCTTATCATATCCTTTACCCAATAAGACTTCCATTATTTCGCTATTGTCGAGAAAGGTTTGAATAAGAACAGATTTGCACAATCCAGTATCTTTTATAACAGTTTCTGCCATTAGTATCCCTCCTCAACAGTAATAGTTTTTTTAGCCATTATTTTATCTTCAAGATTTAAGATTTGTACAATAAATGATTCCTCTAAATAAGAATCATCATCAATAAATAAATGAATTGTAATTCCATCGACTGATTTCTTTATGTCAAAATCCGATATAACATTCCATTCAAAATCAGCATATTCTATCTGATTACCTTCTGAATCTTTAAATTCTACACTCCATACTCTTTCTTTCCCCAACTTTAAAGTGTCGCTACCTAATATAGAAGCAATAACATCTTTCTCTTGAGGTTCAGATGGAATATTAGGATTAGAAGCAGAAGAGTTGTAATTGCAAATCCTCAATTCTTGATTATCATATTTTTCATTGAATTCATCTTTATCAGCTATAAAATTCAGAATACTTCCGTGATATTCATCACCATAATCATACAAGACATCATCATCACGAGTAAGTTTAAATACTTTTATAGGCTTATCTTTATGTCTGTCGATAAAAACACGCTTGGTTTCCAACTCAATAGTTTCTTCGTCATAAGGAATTTTGATAGCATAATTGTTTGATGTAAGAAAAATAGTATTATTTCCATTCTCACCAACATCGTACTTTGATGCAGATGTTATATTGCACCAACGCTCAACAATGTCACCATTTTTATTCTGCCATCTAAGATTATATTGACAAAGACACATTGTAGCTTTTTCATATATTCCTTGCGTACCAGGAAGACCATCTATAAGCCAATATCTATTTTCAAAGAATACATACATACCTGCTTTAACAGTTCCAATACTGAATAAGCCAATGCGTTCCATTGACTTCAACATCGTATCAGCGGAGTTTCCCTGAATAATACAACGAATTTCTTGCGATTCAGATAAATCATGATTATATAATATTATGTCAGCAGCAATATCAGTTTCTAATGCTTCTGAAAATGCATCATCTTTGTAATTTTGAAAACCTTCATTTTCATATCCACCAATACTATTAGGTTTGGTGGAAGAAGAGAGTAAATACCATTCTTTTGCCATGATAATCCCCCCTAAATAAAAGCTGTTGGTTTTTGATTTTCAACAAGATCTCTAGTATTTTCTTGCATCAAATTATATTCATCTTCTGTGTACTTCTTGGAATTATCAGAAGCACCAACTGATAAATCTTTTCCAACAATACTGATTCGTTTATTAACTTTAGAAAGCTGTCTCTCTTGATAATATTCTTTCATAAAAGCGGCAAGAGTTGACATCGTAATATCATCAATTTTTCTATCAAAAGATAATATCTCTGAGTCAAATACTAACTCATCCAATTCAAGAGAATATCGACTAACCGCTTTTCTAAGCCATATAATTTCTAATTCTAATGGAATTACTTGTTTATCAACAAAAGATGATTCAAAGAAATCTATAACTTCATTAGCAGTTGTACATCTTTTCATATACCACCTCTTATGGTTCAATGCCTGTATATTTAACACAGAAATCTATCTTACGATAATCATTAAAGTTAAGTTCCTTGATGCACTCAATCAAATAAGCTTTTTCTGCACGAGTCACAACTCTATTTTCAATTTCGGCTTCAAAGTCTTTCTGTGATTTAATTGTAAAAATATCCTTTACAATATCTTTAGTTAAGAAAGCCTGAGTCTTATGTTCATCAGGTATATCAAAACTTAATTCTGAACGTGTAAAAGCATCATCTATGTACCAAGTTGCATGTGAACCTACAGAGTCAGTACCATTAAGTAGTCTGTTACCATTCTGTGCCTGAGCAATTACTTCTTCACGAGAGAGTAGTACTGTTCCCTTTGGTGGAACACTAATATCTCCACTTGTAGTTACTCTTGGAGCACCAGTTATCCAAGGTGCAATACTTCTCACATTTATCTTCTTGTCAAGACGAGTATCTTCCTCTATCGGCTTTTCAACAACTCTTTCAACAATCTTTTCAACTGTTTTTACATTTATATCTTCAGCCTTAATTGAATCATCGTCTTTTACTTCAATATTCTCTGTGTTATTTTCTGTTTTTTTCTTATATGTTGGCATTTGCCAATCCTCCTTATCGACTATATTATATTTTTTTCAACTAATACTTATGTTTAACTTCATTATATAAAGCAATAATTTTATCTAATTTTTTAGATTTTGGGAAAACATAATATTTCACATTTGTAATTGGATGTATGCCTATACTTATATATGAAATATCAAAAGCTCTAATAAAATGAGACAATTTCTTTGAATAACAATAAAAATTATTGTTCATAATTTTCTCCATATAACTAAAATGCAGAGGTGACATTAAGCCACCCCTACATGTTTAAAATATCTTATTTTAATGAATCAAGACTCTGATCATGAAGGAGTCCTATTTCATACTCACGTCCACTTGCTACAAGTGCACCAACAGATAAGTCAAAGCGTGATATAATCTGACCTGTAGTTACATCTGTACCTGTGAATGATGTAAGACCACCACGAGTAATTGTATAAATAGGTGACTGACCGCCAGCAGGAATTACATAACCAAGACCAGCAGGAAGCATAGTATCAAAGTTATCACCAGCCTTATTCATAGTTGTAAGGTCATAAGGATTTGGAAGCTCTGCAAGAACTGCACCATTATACATACCCATAAGACCTGTACTATGTATCTCGTCCATTACCTTCTGAGAAATACCTGTAACAGCAGGAGTTGTACCCTGGAATCCAGCGAATCCATTAAACTTAGAAATAAGTGCATAATCACCAGTAATTGTTGGCTTGCCAAAACGTCTAACATTAGCAATTACCTTATCAGCATTTGTCTTTGTAAGACTTGCATCATCAGCAAGGTACTTAACACCTTTTGCATTCTTGATTGCATTATAAATTGTTTCAACAACATACTTAGCAGCCTTGTTTCTAATCTGAACTCTTACCTGATCCTGAAGTTCATTTTCATCTGTCATATCGCCAACAGCAGCCTTTCTGTAATCTACAGCATAACCACCAGAAATATTAACAGTAGCGATAGGAACTCTCTTCTTTCTGATAACTGGGAATGTTACATCCTGTCCAGCAGCCTGAATCTTTGAATCAAGGTTAGCAAACTCTGGTACTTCAACTTCACAAGAATCATTGAAACCGAGAGCCTTATAGTTACCATAAATAGAAAGTAACTTAATCTCTTTCATGAGAACTGGTTCCATTGCAAAACGTCTGATTTCGTTAAGCTCAGACATTGCATTAACATCACCATTAGAAGCTTTTGAGTTAAGTTCCATAATATATTTAGCGGCAGCATCTGCCTTTTTTCCATAAGGTGATAAATCCTTACCCTGTGCCATAGCAGAGAAAATCTCTACAACAGGAGAGTTAGCCTTTACCTTGCCACTAACAAAGTTAGCGTCTTTTCTTTCATTATTTAATTCAAATGTATAAGACATAATTTATAATCCTCCTTAAAATATCTTTTAATTATTAAGCTGTTGCACCATTAACTAAAACAACAACACCCTGCTTATTACCGATTACACTCTTGACCTCAAGATTGAGTTCTGTAGATACCGAAGCATTCACCTCAAGAGAACCATCTGCTGTTGCTGTAAGCTTGTTACCAACAGCTACTTCATCAGGAAGTGGGTAATCATAAACTTCAAGTTCCTCACCTGCAAGCTTTGCAAGGTCAAGAACACGAACATGCTCACCTTTTGCAATAGGATATTTAGGAAGACCTGCATTATCTCCATCCTCTGCCTGCATAATTACCTTTGTACCATCTTCGGCAACTGCAAATGTACCAGAAGTAACAGCACCGAAAGCACCATTAAATGTATCAGCACCAACTACAGCATCTTCAAATGCGTACTTGTGCTCAATCTGATCAAAATTTCTGAATTTAATCATAGTTTTTAATTCCTCCTTAAAATAAAAATAACCCAGACAATAAATTGCCTGAGATTAATGATTGATTATTAACAATGTAAAAATTAATTAGAAAATATTTGTATCTTCCTCATCTTCATGAGATTCTGAACAAACCTCTGAGAATATGTCTTCAACGACTTCTTCTTTTACTGAATTCTGTTCTGCAATCTTAGCATCGGCTTCAGCTTTCTTCTGAGCTTCCACAATATTCATACAAATCTTTGACTTAATAGAGTTGATTTCAGAAGTGACATTCTCTAAATCTTCTTTCTTTGTAGCTGTATTGATTTCAGATGTAAGTTTGTCAATATCTTCCTTTGCTACAGTCTTTTCATCTTCACTAAAATCACTAAGAGTAGTGTCTAATTCTCCAAGCTTCTCAGCTACCTTTGCTTTCGCAAGCTCCTGTTCAAGAATTTCTCTTTCAGCCCAATATGTTTCATGGTTTTTCTTTAACTGATCAAGAGTAGCCTGAATCTGTTCAACAGAAGCATTAAGTTCTGAAATCTTTGCATCTTTTTCAGCAAGTTCAGAATCTTTTGCTTCGATAGTACTATTTAATTCTGCAATCTGTGTCTCATAAGCCTGTGACTTATCATTTAACTCAGAAATAGTAGAATGAATAGTTGACTTAATTTCATCCATATTAAATTCCATTGTTTCTTTGTCCTCCTTATTTTGTTTCTTTTCTGATATCTCAAGCAAAATTGCACTATCGTCAGCGGGCGTAATACTGAGAAATGCATCCCCCGTATAACAGTAAATTTGAGGGGTTCGATATGTATCACTAGGATTTTCTTCTTCATAAACAATTTTATTATCATTTTCTTTTATTCCCATTATTTCAATAGAAGTATCAACATTTCCTAATGCGTAATTTTTCCTTAACCATGAAACGAATTTTGGATAGCGTTGAGAATATAAAAAGCCGTTTGCACAAACAGCTTCTATATCATTACCATTTTTATCCTTAATTGTTTCAATGGTTGCATTTTCACATACACCTACAACCTCAGAATTTTCAAACACTGGTTCTTTAATACCATCGCTTATAACTTCTTCGCCTGTTAATCCGTGTCCAAATGGAGTCTCTTTTTCTTCATCTAATTCGGCACAAAATGGCATTCCTTTGGCAGAATCAAGTGCATTTAACACATATTCCTTTTTCCAATGTAAACCATTTGCGTTTGTTTCTTGTGTATCATCATGAATTTTATGAAGCGCAACCTTAATTGGAACACGCCCATTTTTACTTGATTTATTAGAAATTTCGAGGATATTTCCTAACATATATTTATCCTCCTTATTGAGTTGTATATAATAAAAAAAACCCACCGTTAAGCAGACTTCTCATTATTACTGTTGTTTGATTATTATTTATTGTCACTTGGACTAGGTAAATTATTACCATCATTATTCTGTGATTTCACAGTATTTTCAGTTGGATTATCAGTTTTTGGTCTTCCTCCAACTTGGTCATCTTTAGAAATTGTATTGCTAGTAAGATGAGGTACATATTTATCGAATATCTTATTGTCATATTCTTCATCAAGGATATTGAAATAAATATCTGGATTTATACCTGTACTTGCTATTAACATAGTCATAGAACCACTTGCTTGCAGGTATAAGTTTTTCATCATATCGAAGAATTGCTGTCTATTAACTAAAGAAGTTGGAAGATAATATACTTCAACTCGATTACGCCTATCTTTAATTATATTTTCGTTAATAACATAATTAAGTTCAGTCTGCAATTCTTGAATCCATGTGTATATCTGTGCATTGACCATTTCCAAGTTATGTTGTCCACCTGCAAATGTACCCGTAGAAGATGCACCTAGTAATTGAGCTGCAAAACCTAAATCCAAAGCAATTTTATCTGTTAAATCACCTTCGTTTTTACTATCAAAAATATCAGTTGTACCAACATCAAGAGTATCTATCTTTGTACCTGCTGATACAGTAAAGAAAGAAGTACCACCACGATTATTTTTTGTCATCACAGCTTGCTTAACTTTATTATGTTGATCTTCCTGTTGATTTTTTGTTAATGCACAACTTCCTTTATCTTTACCTTCTGGAAGAGTTTGGACTACTATACGATTGTTCAATTCTTTCAAAACATTACGCTTTGTATCAACAAATTCATTCTGATAAAGAATATCTGCAATAGCAGCAATAGCAAGTGGTCTACCCCAAGGTTCACTAATTTTGCACTTAATCTTATGTGCAATAGTACGTTTATTATCTAATATGAGCCAATTATTACCTGTAAAATTTCCCTTTTCCCATTGTAAGTATCCATTACGAATTTCAGAAGGGTATTTTTTCAGCTTACGATTTTTCTCTTCTTGAGTTATGCACTTTTCATCAAAATATCGCATATTAAAAGCAATAACATTTCTGTTGTTTTTTCTACCTACAATTTTTGTGTACTCATATGGGAGTGAGATAATAGAAGCATTCATACCCATATCACATAATTCAACGATATTTTCAACATCATAATCAGACAGTGCTTTTGTATTATCATTTGGCTTCTTAGTGACTTCAAAATAATAAAAACAGTTACCTTCGTTCATATCAGTGAATAAAGCATCCCTAATAAATTGTTTATCATTAATATTTTCAAGAGTAGACAACATTAAGTCTTTATTCTTGTTTAGTTTGGTTTTACCGAATAATCGTTTTTTACCATAAACAACTCTATCCAAGCATGGAAGAGATACCATATAATCAATTGAGTTTGTTACAACACCTTCGCTATTATAGACAAACATTGCAAGTCGCCTTGTTAGGTCATGATTTGCAATTGGATCTTTAACAATAGAGCGAATTTCTTCTGGTGTGAATTCATCATATAGGTTACAACCAAAAATATCTGTAGAAGCTATTGAACCAAAATAACTATTGTATTCGTAAGTATGAGATGGGGTGGTAGTCTGATTAGACTGAGATGTTTGAGTTGAAATTGTTTCTGATATATTTATAGAATTTATTTTTTCATCTATTTGCGATTTTGGAGGACGACCTCGTTTACGCTTTATTTGTTCTTCTGGCAATGAGTGCCTCCTTTCTAAAGTGTTTTAATTTTTATTAATTGATAAGAGTGCAATAATCGTAATCACTTGAACTTGCACCAATCAAGTCATTTTCAAGTAAATCAAAGAAATATGAACCATATGAACAAGATGTATACCTATCTTTACGATTCTTACCTTGTTCATGAATTTTAATTATACCTGTCTGTGGCATTTTTTCATAATTTAATTCTGCACATTCACTTATCATTGCTTGGGTTTCAAGAAATGGATTTTCATATTCCATTTGTCTATCCAAATCAACCTCATTGATATAATCCGTATTTTCAGCAAGTATTTCTTCTTTTGCAGTATTGTAATTAACAAGAAAATCAATTTTATTTTCATTAAGATTTTTTCTAAATCCAATAGCAATATCACTATTAAGTTGCTGTGTTGCATTAATAGCAAATATACAAGCTTTTGCATTTGGATCTTGACATACCTTTGCGTACTCATCGTTATTCATGCAGCGTAGTGGAGAATATTCCAATCCTCTGTCTTCATCATATAAAACTTTTTGTAATGAATAAAGAATCTGAAGACCACCATTTCTTACATCCAATACTATATAGTCAGCATTAAAATCATCATATAATTGACGAATCCTTATTGCTTGTAATGTTGTATCACCTATTTGATTTGATTCAATATATGGATACTGTCTTCTATATCCCTGTTTGACTTCAACTGTGTTATTTTCTGATTCATAAGTCATAGATTCTGGAATACCACGAATACAACTGTAAACAGAGTTATCATTTTGATCGCCAGCAACAAATGCTATATCACAAGAAATTACTCTTATTTCATTATCTTGTTTTGAAATAGCATATTTGTTTCGTTTATTCATTTTTATATCTAATATATTACGTGGATAAAATACATGTTTTAAAACCTGACGATTCATTAACATAGAATAAGTAAAATATGATGATAGAGAACCTTTGACTCGAAGATTTAAGAATTCTATTTTCCAAGTAATAGGATCTTGCTTCTGTTTTTCCTTTAGCATCTGTTTCATGGTTTTTAAGTGATGCTTCAACGTAATACTTTCATCAAAAGTAAGCAAAACCGAACCATTATGTTTTTGCATCCCATTATATGCTTGGTCTACGATATTCCACATCCAGTGCCCATCATCAACCCATGATGAACTTATGTAAACATCCACTGGATCTTCTTGTAAATCTTTATTTTCTCCATAAAAAGGGTTTAACATATACGGTTGATTACGCACTGTCTGGAAAGGAGAAATAACGGAATCTTCAATTTTCTTATTAATTTGACGAAACTCTTCTCTGACAATTCCTGTACTTCTAAGTCCACGGGCATTTTCATTTGCTACAAATACTGTAATCTTAGAACCATTTTTGAATTTCACAAAAATATTATTATCACTTGTGCTCCAATCTGCAATTTCAGCACGTAGCGGTTTACTCCATTCACACAACTCATCTATAATCTTATCCGAAACAATGAGTTTTGCTTGTTTCTTTGTGGCTGATCCTATACGGAACTTTGTACCAGGGTAAAGGATACACCTACAACAAGCATATAAAGCTATAATGAAAGATTTTGCATCATTTCGACTTGCTATGATACAAATAAAGTTTGATATACCCATAAGATATATCGCTAATTGCTGATATAAATAAAGGGATAGCTTAAGATAATCTTGAACAAATCTATGCATATTTCTACGCCAGAACGTACACCATGCAATCATATGTAGTACATTATTCGGATTGCTAAGATAGTGAGTAGATGGGAATTTTTTATATAATTCCATTTGGTTTTTATCAGCGGGATATTGATTACTCATCGTCATCACCACCATTTTCAGGAACATAGAATTCTTTGTCTCTTATTTCACTTCCTGTCATTATATTTTCCATAGGTCTGCAAACGTGTCGTTCAAAATAATTTCCTATCTCATCATAATCTTCATATAATTTTTTATCCTTATAAAATTCTTCTGGTGTAAACTGTGAAATAGTAGCAAGTGTAACTCCAATAGTCTCATTATTACTATTGTCTTTTTCCTCAATAGTTTTTAATCCAGCTTGTTTAAATGTTTTACTATATTGTTCAACAAGTGTGGCATACTCTTTAGAATCGCCATTCTGTAATGCATGTATTTTTAACATATTGATGTTGCATAAATCTCGAATAAATATTTCCTGATTAGAATCGGCATTTGGATTATTTTTCTTGAGCATTCTCCAATGTTCATCAAGATTTTTATAATCCATTTCAGTAAATCCAACTCCCCATCTATCAACAGCAGAAGCAGAAATAGTAGATTCTTCTGATTTCGCCTGCTCTCTCGAAGTAATGATCTCGTTCTGTTTTTGTGTATAATAATTTTTTAATGAATCAATATAAGTTTTTCTCCCATCACAATTCAGATTTTTCTTTGCTGCATAATGAGAAATACGAGAACGAGAACGATGACCACTATAAGTTTCCATAGAAGCAGTAAGTGCTGCAATATCATAATTCCAACCTGCCCTCTGACAAAAATCTTTCATTGCGTGTTCTTCATTATTTGAATATAATGCAGTCATTTGTTCAACATAACGATCAGTACACTCCTTACACCAAGGTAAATAACCGCCATTAGCCTGAAACAATACATCATTACTCTTTTGAAAATAAGACTCTTGTTTTGAATAGCCACGACCACAACAAGAACACTTAAAATTATGTTTCTTTTCATCAAATGCAATAGGAGATCTTGGTATTTTTATATTAACATTCGTATCAATAATTGGAGTAGCATTCATGCTTTCAATTATCTTTTCATTTTTTGTTTCTTTTGGCACGAAGCCACACCTCCTTTTATTCCAACATAAATAGGAGAGTAGCAGTAACCACTCTCCTTAAAAATGAGCATAAAAATAACAGCTATAATTAAGCTGTTTTCATCAATTCATTGTTTCTAAATTTTACTTGATGCATTTTAGTTAGCATATTCTTTCGTTCGGTAAATCCCATATTCATCAAAAGTAATACCTGATTCTGTTCTTCCAAGAACAATAACTCTTCATTATGTTCTTTCTTCAAATAATCACGAATTAACTCATTGATTGCAACACCATATTCAGACTTTAATTGCTGAGAAGTTTTACCAGAAACAATAACATTTAACATGTCTGCTTCAACTGCATATTCTGAACGACTTGCATGATGTCCCCATATGCGATAGCACCAAGCGTCAATCTCTTTTGACATTTTCTTATATTCAACTTTCTCAGGATCACGTATTGCAAGCCAATTTTTATTATCAGATACAATCTGTTCCATAAGTATAAAATATCGTCTGCATAACGAACCTGACTCCGTGTTTTCCATCATTGAAACGTTCTTTGCACAATCTATTGTCAGAAGATATTCTTTGGTTGTAATGTTAGTATTTTCGGCTTCGACAGTTTTGACGAAGCTAGTAAAATCAATGGATTCGGTAAATAATTTATGCTTATTGCCATCAGATGTCTTAACTACCTTATTAATAATTTTTCGATTAATCCAATGCGAAAAATCTCCTTGTGGCTTATCTAATTGTTCCCACAATAAACGAGCATCAATAGAAAACTGTTCAACATTATTGTTCTCAATTAATACAGGTAATTTCTTTTGATATTTCATTACCAATTCAATTTCTTCTTCGTTACGACCAATACGTTCCAATTCTTTTCTGCTAAATTTAGTAACCATTTAATTCTCCTTATATGTTTGTAAAGCGTCTCACCTTTACTTCTTCCTCTCTGTCGTACACGCATCTCACCGTGTAGCTCATTCGCTGTCATATAAGGTAGAGGACTATTCTCACTTTCCTCAAATTTTCTCTGTCGCTCATTTTTTCAAACAATACAAAAAAGAAGTCACTTCATACGAAATGACTTCTCATAATTTTCAATATTAAATTTCCAATGAAAGTGCAAATTCTTGACACTTATAACACGCCCTGTAGGAGTCGAACCCACATCTCTCAGATTTGGAGTCTGATATTCTAACCAATTAAACTAAAGGCGTATATAATAAAAGAGCCATCTCCAAAGGAAATGACTCTTTCTTTAAAATATTTACCAATCAGTCGCCAAACTGATTATAACTGTATAGGGCGGTAGGGTAGTGATGAACTACCAGGGATAGAACCGTATGTGCACCACAGCAAAATCCTTCGACATCAGGCTTACCGCATAATACTCGGTATGGGATTCGAACCCATGTTATCCAATAGAAAGTCGGAGGTCTTTGACCACTTGACTAACCGAGCATATTTAGGGTGGAAGAGTACCACCCATTATTTTTTACAGAGTATATTCTGTAGTTCCTTCAAAAGTATTATTCAATGCACGAATTTCAGCCAACTTCTCAGTAACAGCCTCCTTAACTTTCGTAGCAAATAATACACACTGAGCCTGTGCATACAGTTCCTTCTTATCGAGAACAGTATTTAATACTGTATCAGGATATTTTGTTACATCTCTTTCAAAATGAAATGCTAAATCTTCATTGATAAGTTTTCTCTCATTTGTTACATCCGTAATCTCCAATTCAACAATAGTAGAATCGTCTTTTGGATCTGTTGTTACTTCTGGAACACCATTATTAAGTTTGATATTTCCTTTGAACTGAATTTTACTATACTCGATATACTTATTGTAATTTGCAAGTAATTCTTTTTCCTGCTCACTTGTCAAATCAGCAGTGCCAAGACTTGTAACCATAATGTCTACACTTGCAATATCATTTTCTACATTAAATTTCTGATCTAATTTCATGAATTTGTACCCTCGCTTTCGTTTGTAATTATTTGGTTGTATGCGTCTTTGAAACTGATTACTAAATCTCTTAAAGTATCTTTATCAATAGTACAGTCCAAATTGCTCATATCAATATTTGGATTTGATACCGTAAATTCCAATGTGTTTCCATTTGGTGCAAATAAAACTTCCACAGATTCATTAAGTAGAAGAGTAATAGAATCAATTTTATTTCCATTATTCGATGTTACTCGTTTTACTTGACCGACTTTTAATCTATCATTTTCAATAGATAATCTACTTGCCATTATACATACTCCTTTCTTTTATTTTTTCATTTTCCTTTTAATCATTGAATTGCGGAAGCAGGACTCGAACCTGCATACTCTTGGTTATGAGCCAAGTGAGCTTCCATTGCTCGTCATTCCGCTATGATAATTAGCATAAAGCACTAACTAGCTGATATTGGACTGTACACATCCAGTTTATAAATTAGACACACTAGGTATCCATGCTTTTCAAAATCACTTTAATCAGATTTACTTGCTAACCAACGCACGAGAAGGAGATTACTACCTGTGTCACCCAAAATATATTGCGCTTATATAGTGACACTCCATATTTATCTGTCTTTCCAGATGTCAGACCGCCCAGTAGTCATTCGCTATTGTCTATCTCAAAAATTCAGAAAAGAAACTAGCGATAATTTCATTTCATATAAAAGCCTAATAGACATTGGTTTTTAATATTTAGACCACAAGCTCGAAAGACACTGTAGTACAAACTTGAATTTAATGGTTCTCATTAACGCAGAGAAGCACGATCACTTCTATGGTTGATATTGACCGTTTTAGGACTTACAATGCTATATGAATAGTAAATGCCAAAATATGTTAATCGTCTACTAAGGCAAGACCTCTCCATAACACCGCCAATAAGCAGTAGCAGTGGGAAGTTTTAGACCATTCCAAAGGTCAATAATTTCGCAAACCGACCTTTATATTTATGTCACATATCGGTCAGTGACAGCCACTTGCAAAAATCTATCAACGGATTGACAGATCACCCTCACTTCTTTTGGATGTGTGCAGCTTGTTATATTTTATTTATTCTCTACATTGTTGTCACTTCTTGGCTCAAATATCACGTTACCATGCTTTCTTGTTGAGATTTAATTGTTGATGTTAGACGAAGGCTTCATTGGGATTGCTTAAATACCTTCTTTTTCAGCTTCTTTCTGTAATTCTTGTTGCTTAAACTTTAGAATTTTTAATTTTTCCCTTAAATCAGCCTTAGAAGCAGGGCGTACATAGCTCTGTGAAGTTACTGAAGTTGATTTGTGGTTCGCCCATTGTGAGGCAAGATTTAAATCACCAGTATCTTCATATATTTTATTGATCGCTGTCTTCCTCATGCAATGACAATGAAAGTCCTCCAAGCCAATAACTTTACCAATTTTTCTCATTCGGTCATGAATCATGCCTTGTGTCCAAGGAATCCATTTGTCCTTATATTTATGAATAAATAGAGCATCGCATTCAAGATGATCATAATCATTTGTTCTCATGGCTAACCATGTTTCAAGCATATCCTTACATGTACTGTCAAACGAAACTTCCACACGATATCCTTCCTTCTCACGTATTGACTCAAATACCATATTATCTAAGTCAAGAGAGGATACAGTAAGTTTCTCTAATGCACCAATTCTATTAGCGGAGAAGAGTGCGATTTCAAATAATAACTGATCTTGTATTGTCCATTTATTATTCTCTGTCCTATACAAATCTGCTCTAATAGCTGCAATCTGTTCATCATTTAAGAAATAATGATTAAGAATCTGTTCCTCGTTAGCTTTCTTCATTCTGTCAAGTTTACCATCAAAAGGATGATATTTAACAAATCCACGCTTCATAGACCAAATATAGAATGAACTTACGGCAGAAATCTTCATATTGATTATCTTCTTATGATTCATCAATGTTTCCTGACAGAAAAGCATATATGCTTCCATAATATCAACTGCATTTTCCATAAATTCATCAGAATATAAATCTAATTCACCATAATTTTCTCCTAACCACATGAGAAAATGTCGGAACAATCCTCTATATCTCTTGTATGTTGTATCTTTTACATCTCGATTTTTGATGATATTAGACTGTAAATATTTTTCATATTTCTTCCAGTTCTCTTCATAAATAAATTTCTCTTTATCAGGAGTGAAATATTTCACCCTTGTTATTTTCTCTTTTGACAATATTTCAGCCTCCTTTTTTAGTTAATTATTTTATTAGTGGGCAGGGTGTGATTTGAACACACAATGTTTACCATGTAGGTCACGGTTTTACAGACCGCTTGCTTCAGCCATTTGCATACCTACCCATACAAAAAGAGTGTGCAGTATACACTACACACTCCAAATAATCTAAAATCCAAAAGCCTTTAACATCTTCTGAATATCTTCATGACTCAATTCATCACTAGAATAATAAGAATAACTCACATAAGAGTCACCATCTGATCTACTGGCAGTAAATCCGTGAGTATTTACATCTTCATCTTCGGAAGTATGTAAATAAGTTTCATTAGGACAATTACAGTCCTCACAATCACCATCGCAATCGCAATCATTATATTTATTGCCAATTTCCACTTCATAAACTTCATCAGCTTCAATCTTTGGAATAATCTTAGAATTGCAATCGTCAAAAATATATACAACATCAGCTTCAACAAAGATGTACTTATCATCTCTCTTAACAGGTTCACACCAAATATCGTCATCTAATAAGCTGATAACGAAAGAGTCGTCATAACCATCCCATTCAGGATTACCAAACTTATCAATAAATGCAATACCATATCCGATTCCAACGAGTTCACGAATAATCTCTTTTACATCTTCATATTTAGCAACAATATCTACTGAATTATATTCATCATCAGATTTTACTCTGTCATATGTATCTGAAACAGCACAAGCAAAATCTTCATAATTTTCAAAATGTAATGTTTTTATAATAATCACGACCTTTCAGATTAGAGCTGTTTTGCAGACTTTGACATCTTAAAGCAAATCTCATCATGCTGTGGAGTTACATACTCCTCACCCTTGCGATCGCCCATCATAATTTTTCCTCTACGCTCTGGAACTGTCTTAACCTTAAACTTACCAAGTTTACCTACAGGAACAGATTCTGTAGTATCAGCTTTTAATGTATCTGTAATAACCTCTGCGTATGTATCAAGTATAAGAGCAATATCACCTTTCTTAGCTCCTTCAATTCTTTCTGCAATTGCATTAATTAACTCTGTTTTAATCATTTATAAAAAATCTCCTTTTAATCAATAATATTTTGACACTTTTAATGATAAATGCCGATTTAATCTAAAAGAGGGTAGCAGCCAATTTGGTCTACTCCCTCAAAAAATCTTATTCAACCCAAAGCTGAACCTTATCAATATATCTACCAAAACAACCAGCATATCCGTCCTGTCCATTTACAGTTTGATCATCTATCTGAACAGGGTAATATTCGTCCATACCCTGTGGCGATACCTGTATATATAGACACTTGTATTCATAACCATCAGGTGTATAGAATACTGCTTTTAATGCGTCAATAGGTGTTCTACCGTTACCTGCGTAACCATTTTCGTCATCATTGATGTCATAACCATCAACTTCTGGAAGCCAATCGCCATTAAGTAAGTGAACTTGATATCTCACATAACCTTCACTAACGCCAATGGCAATACCTGTAATTGCCTGATCATCATTGGCACCAGCCCAATCATCTCTATCATGAACTTCATCCCACCAACAATTTGTCTTAGCCCTATAGTAAACATCAACATGACCTAAATCATTAGTTCTGCCCCCTGTAGCTTCATTGTTATCTGTACTATCATTGTCAGAATAATCTTCATTTGAATCTTCAGATACTACTTCGCCTGTTAAAGCTTCAACTATGGCATCAGCACAAGCTTCTGCATTCCATCTATTTGCATCATCCCTATCATCAATGAAGCAACATTCGATTAAAATAGCAGGGGCTTTTGTGTTTCTAAGAACATAAAGTCCCTGATTGACCTTAAATCCTCTGTTTCTAATATTAAGTTTTTCTGAAATTGCCTCACAAATCTTCGAACCAATTTCTTCTGTTCCAGTATCATATCCATAAACTTCTGTACCACCACTAGAATCATCACCTTCATAATCACCTCTGCCAGAGTTAAGATGTATAGATATGTCTAAATCAACATTATGTGAATTACACTTACTAACAATTGTTGCTAAACAACCATTCTGCGATGTATTTTCGTCACATGTACAATCATATACAGTATGTCCAAGGTTTTCTAACTTGGCAATTACAGCATTCTTAACAATTCTATCTTCAACAGACTCCTGTAAAATACCAACCGCACCATAAGCACCCTCATCCTGCGGACAGTGACCCGCATGTACATTATATGTAGACATTATATATTCCTCCTATATAAAATAAATAAAAATAAAAGAGGGTAGTACAAACTATCCTCGTAAAAACAAAATATAATTAACTAAGCTGAATATCCTTTATCATTTCAACTTCGTTATCTTTTAAAATTGCTATTGTTTGAGATGCTACACTACTACAATAAAAATTTTTAGAAAAATCATTATATCCGCTTAAGCAACCTGTAGAAATAGCATATCTACCATGATTTTCTGATTCAATTGAAAAGTTGTGGAGATGTCCACTAAAGATTAAGTCATAGAACTGATTATCACTAGATATAATTTTTGAAAGATTATATTTTCCGTTTTTATACCTGTCACCATGAATAAATTTACAAGATAAACCACAAACAGTAATATTTATTTCAGAATCATTATAATTTGTATCTAATATAGAAATACGTTCACAGCCGCTTACATCAACCAAATCTTTAATATGTTCAGTTATAAGCACATTTGCGTTGTCGCCCTCATAATTCTTTTTCTTGTCACCTGACATACGATCATGATTTCCAGCAATACCACCGAATATAACATTACAATCTTCAGCTAAAGCGACTAATAGACTATATATGAGTTTAGTAGCTTTGTGTATTTGCATTGATTGCAGAAATTCACAATTATGTGCTTGTGTTTCTCTCATATATGAATTCTCAATCATATCACCTGTTGATATAACTAAAACCTGACGGATATTATACAATTCAATATATTTTTTACATTCAGAAATATATTTATTTATTCTTTCATTGGCAATTTCCCAATTAAAATTATTACCATTACAATTGTTTATTATATAGCCAATATGCCAATCAGTAATATGACATATCATAGTGTAATCAGATTCTTCTTCAACAGAAGAGTACATATATGTAGGAATTTCCATTGAGAAATTATTATCTTTCATATACTGCTTTAATTCGTCTGCAACTGTAATACAAGGAACTAAATCTCTTTTTAATTTATTGAGTTTCAATCTATCATTATGTATTTGCTGTTTAACAATATATTGTTCACCTAATACTTCTTTAGCATCATCAAGAGTAGTACTTTTTTCTGTTATGTTTTTAGCTTTTAAATATTCTCTAACAAAATAATTGCCAAATATGGTCTGACTAGCCTTTCTGACGCTATCATAATGACATTTTATATCATATTTATCCACTATTTCTTTCCAATCCATATCTGATATTCCAGACATTTTATTAGAAATTTCTTGTAAAACCTGTTCATAAGTTGATTGGGTTAGCCCATATTTTTTTAATTCTTCTTCGAAATTATAAATATAGTTCACCTACTCTCTATTCTTCATTAGATTCAACAGGTTCATCGAGTTCACTTTCCTCTTTTACCTTCACATTTATTTCAACACTGCCACCGTTAAATACTGATAGAAGAGTAGCAAGTTTCTTTTCTCCACCATCTACTTCAACAGTCATATTATCTGTGTCAATGATACCTGCAATCTTCATAGAAGTCTGCTTGGTTTCCTTAAAAACAAAATTTGCCATAATCCTTTAAATCCTCCATAAAATTAAAAATTCCCACCAGAACGCTTTCTGCCAGGATTGTAATAATTATCTTTTTTACCTTTTTGTTTTCGAGTGTCTAATTTTTCTGAATTTTATCACGATATTTCACATCATTACTTAATCTATACATACTAATCAGAGTATAGTTTCGTGTATTTAGTGGAATTTTACTATTACATACATTATATATTACAGTCTTCACTAACTGTTTACTTTTCAGATGTGTATGATAATCGCCTTCAATGTCAGTACGTGTTACTCGAAATGTTCCATCTTGTAACTTATCAATTGCGAAATCTTGTTCATTCATAGGCAGAACCTACTTATTTACTTTTTCTAAAACAGTCATATTCTTCATTCATAAGCTCCTTAAACAAAAATCAAAAGAATTAGGCAATTAAACCCAACTCTCTTGATAAAATTTGTTCTATGTTATCAAAATCCCAATAAGGAATTCGTAGTAACCTAATGTTTTTATCAATGCAATATTTATTTTTTATATCATCTCTTTTTTTTACTAAATTAAACCTATTAACATTGTTTTCAGGGTCTTTACTGTACCTTGATGGGTAAAAGTGTTGTTCACCATCAAACTCAATAAGAAGCATTGGGTTATCTTTATCATCTAAAATTGCAAAATCAAATTTTAATTTCTTTTTATATACACAATCATTAAAACAATATTGTTGTTTAAATTTTATATCATTTTTAGATAAAAATTGTTGGATTGTATATTCACCTTTTGAGTTTAAACACCCACAACTCTTCGTTAATCCATTTTTTAAGTTGGAAGCTAAAACTTCTTTTTTATTTCCACAATCACATTCGCATAACCATTTTGATTCTCCAATATATTTTATAGTAGTTAATTTACCGAATTTTTGATTTGATATATCTTCATAATAAAAAGAGTTACGTTGCAAACAACCACAAGAGCGTGTTTTACCACTAGACAAATTTTTCATTTTAACATCAATATAATTACCACATTCACATTTACAGTGATACATACGATGGTTATTTTTTCTATCAATTTCATAAAGAACTGTTAATTTCCCGAAAATTTTACCAGTTAAATCATTTAATTTTCTATTTGGATTAACGCAATCTATAGTTTGCAAATATTCATCAAATAAACAACCGCAAGATTTTGTATTGCCGCTTCTTAAACTATATCCTCGTATATTAATATAATTTCCACAATCACATTTACATTTCCAGACAGCCTCATCTGTTTGAAATGTATAATCATTACTTTTTTCAATAACAGTTAATCTTCCAAATCGTTGTCCAGTTAAATCAATTGTGTTTTTAATAGAAATTTTTTCTCTAGCAAAACATCCACACGATGTACTCTTTCCATTTAATAGACTATATTTTTCTACATTCTTCTCTTTTCCACAATCACAAATACAACTATAATATTTATGGTTTTTTATTCTAAATTCTTCACCGTTTACAGTCCAACGACCAAATTTTTTACCAATATTAATTTTATTTTCCAATTTTAGACCTCCATAGTTTTCTACATAATTATTCTCCATTAGAAAAGTGGTCTAACCTAACTTGGCAGACCACTTGTTTAACATAATATCTAACTTTTCATCTTTTATATAAACCCAAAATCGCTGTTGAGAATTTGGGTTTAGTGCACATAATTTGTATCTCAATCCATTATTTCGTAAATAATTACGGAGTGGAAGAGAGTAGCAACAGTACAATTCAACTTCCATAGTTTTCACCTCAACATATCATAATACTGTTCTTCAATATATCTTTTTTTTGACACCCCAGAAGTTCTGTAGTAGCCTACATGTTCGCCTCTGCGATCTACATATCCTCGTCTTGTGTTTCTAATTACACCTTCAGATAATAATTTTTCAATTTCATTTTTTGAAATGTACTTAATAATTTTCACTTCTTTCTTGATTTATTTCCTGCCTAATAGCAGAAGAGAGTGAGCCATGTGGGGTTCGAACCTACGACACCTAGATTAAAAGTCTAGTGCTCTACCGACTGAGCTAATGGCTCAAAGAGAAAATCGGCAACCATACTACAAGAGCTGTAGCACAGCCACCGATTATAGAAAGGTAAGGTACAATATGAATTACAAAATCTATCGGATATTTAAAATAGAACTGAAAATGTCCTCATAATTTCAATCAATTTGATATATCTATACGAATATAGATAAGCTTTATAATTATTAACAATTAAAAATTGTTCATTCTTTTATAATATTTTTATATCACTAATTATACTTTCAGTAAGTTTTAATTTTATTAAGAATCTTCATGACACGTATGACAAAATATCAAATTTTCAATATATCAAACTGACAAAATTACAAAATAACAAAGTAGCAAATAACAATACATATAACGACCTTTAAAGTAATTTTCCTCAAACATACAGGAGACTCAATAATACAATATTTATGAAATATTCTTGATTTTTGTTTATATGTAATATTTTGCATTCTAAACAATGCATGATTTACTCTTTTTAATATTATATGGCTAATATCCAGCCTTGCAGCATTATAGTTCATCTGCATCTGAACCGATTGACAATTATAAAAATCAATCTCAGCCCTATTGTAAATATCCGATAGAAGATTAGTGTGGGAATTAACCCACAACCAAATCCTCAAAGGAATCATTTACATCAAATAATGGTGTAAAATTAACCTGTGTTGTGATTTCAATTTCATCAAGTTTTGAAGAAATCTCATCACATTCTTTATTATATTTCTTAATCAGACCTTTGACGCTGTTTCGGTCAAAATCAATGGATGTTTTAGAAATAATCTGGTAAGAGTAAGGTTTCTGCTCATTATTAATATCAAATTTATAATCCTTTCCCATTGACTGTGTTTCACTAGGCTTAATAGAAACGATTGAATTTAGTGTATTCACAAATGACTGTTTCTTTTTATTCATAGCAACAGCATTGTCAATATTAATTTCTGTTCTCGCCTTTGCATCTGCGATTGATGAGAAAAGTTTTTCCTTCTCATTAATAACCTTAACCACAAAGTCGATTATATCATTTGGCTTAAAATCTACATCATATGGTTTCTGAACCGCAATTTTCTCATCCTGTGCATCTGGATTAGCCTTAGAGCGTAAGTGATTTTGTTCTGTAGTTGTTACAAATCCTTTATTTCTAAGATATGTGTCTGCTGTCATTAACAGACGGTCAAGATAGTTTGCATAACGATATGATTCCTTTAAATTCATGTTTATTTCTCCTTTTGTTCCAATAATGTGTTTACTTGTTACACTATTATATTCTCTGTTTTATCAGCCAAGAAAAGCTGATTTCATTCTAAATTATTATGTAATTCTTTTACAGAATCCTTAAAATTTCTGCTAAAGTCAGCAGATAAAAATAACATATCGTGATTATTTATATAACCTTTTAAATTAGACTGAGCTTGCTCAAATGGTATAAATCTTGAAGTTACCTTTAGTCCTGGAAATAATTTTATTTCTACATAATTATTCCTATCACCAAACTTATCCTTTACCACACTACCCAACGAATTCAAAATAAGCGTAACGTCACGTATAGAGCAACCAGTTTCTTCACAAATGTTATTTATTATATCTTTTTGATTATAATATTTTTTTTCTTCTTGTATTGCAATTCCTCCTTTGCTATAATAGCAGACATAGAATTTTACAATAGAGTAGGGCAGTAATTAAAAAATAATAGATAGAAAACTACCCTCTCCTATGTAAAATAAAAATATGCAGTACAGCTAGAGCCGTAATTAGCTGTCGATTTCGCATTTTGCCTGTTTTTTTGTAATTTTGAAGCCAATATCAAACAATTTAACATCAGCACCATTTTCTTCTAATTGGGAAATTTCATGTTTCGACTGGATAATAGCTTTATTGAAACTATCATTGCCACAGAGATACATAATTTCTAATAAAAGATTTTTGATTTGAGAATTCTCTTTATCTTCAAGAGAAGAGAGCAGACGATATAATGTAGAAAATCCAATTGTTTCATCTTCAATGTCGGAAATAAGGTCTTCTCTTAATTTATTCGCTTTTTCATTTTTATCTTCTTTTGTATCTGAGTCAGAAGCGTAAATATTTTTTCTTTCATTTATATATCTTTTTAAAATACTATAAATTTTATTTATTTGTTTTTGATTTACACGATTTGTTCTAAATAAAGAGTTATCTAATATAGATACAAATGGTAGCCAATCCTTTTTATATGGATTCTTAATTTTGAATCCATTAATAATGGTCTGTAAATAGTCCATTGAAGTGTGACATTTACAATAATGTTTCTTATCAGGATTGTAATATCCTTTTTGTTTAGAGATATGAGAGAAGAAGTGTGGCATACGTTTCTTACCTCTTACTAATTCGCCTTCTTCATTCTCTTCATACTCACGCAAAAGTTCATCATACTTTTCACGTAGTTTATCTAACTCTTTACCGTTGTTGATAATAAATTCTTTCTTTGCCTTATCAATTTCAATTCCAGACATTACATCTAATTGACATATATCATAATATAACTCCTTAATATCATTATAAGTAGCACCATGATACATCTTATCCCAAAGTAAAGAATTTAATTCCTGAGATAGATTAACAATCTCACCGATTTTATTTACAGATGTTTTAATGTCAAGATCTGCTTGCTGTTCTGGTGTATAATATCTTTTTTTCTTTGTAGAATCAACATTCGCAGTTGGTGTTTTAAACAACTGATAATTTCTTTTAGCTGCACGAATGAGCTTTTCATTATCTGTCAACATTACTGTATCACTATCGAAGTCAGCACCCGATAACCTCTGCAATACATTTTCTCCAATAGAATTAATACACACAATCTCATTTGTAAGATTAAGATAACAATCTATCAATTTATTCTCCGTATTATATGGAAGCCAAATGTTTCCGATTGTAACATGAGGTGAACGACTGGCAAGAAGAGTTTTATTATATTCAAAGCGTGTACTATGTATATTACCAATTCCAATTTGACTTTTTCCTTCAAACTTACCAATTGATTGCTGTAACATCTCTATTGGATTACCAAGAAGAGTAGAGTAGTTACCATTTACATAGATATGCCCATTTTTGAGATTTTTGTAATATGATGCCAATAAATCATGTAAAAAGTCTTGATAATATTTAGTTTTAGTAAAATTATCATTTACACACATTAAATTATAAACCACATCATTCTTGCTACTCATAGGTTTATCCATAGGTGACATTTCATCAATATCAGGATATTTAATGTAATAACGTACAACTTCTGGTCTATCTCTAAGCATTTGTGCAAAGTCAAGCGATTCCTGCAAAAATTCTCTTACTTCATCTTTGGACATCTGAAGGGTATTGAGCAACTGATAATGAGTCTGTACTAAGCGACCTCCAAAGAAATGAGTTTTCTTATCATGCTTTACAACACCAAAATCAGGATATAAGTGGTTAAGCCATTCATCCCATGTACTAAATTTCAAATATTTAATACTGTTAGGTGTGGTAATTAACTTTACATCTTCAATTCGTGTAGCTCTTGTTTTACCATTAAGCTGAGACACATCCGTTATATTATTATCTTTGAACCATTGTTGGATATTACAGTTGAAACAACAAGATTTGAACATTAGATTTCTAAGTAGAAGCATACCATATTCTGAATAATCACCAAATAGAGATATATCCATAAGAGACTGACCATCCCAAATTGTATTTGTAATTTCACAATTCTTTTCAGTAGTTTTAAGCCATCCGTCTTCATCATGAGTCTCGATTACGTCCTCATTAAACACGCTGTCATAATCATCAATTAAAAGAATATTTTCTGGTTTAATTGGAATGGTATCAATAATGCTACTAGATGGGAGAGCAATATATCCCTCATATGCAGCTAAATCAATCGGATCTCCTTGGTTATATTTAAGACCACCTGAACTGAATTTTATAATCGGTTCATATAAATCTTCTCTGATAAAAAGACATTTACCAACTCTTGCAGAGCCAGTAGAACGTTTCATACGACAATATTTAATACCATTACATATAAATCCATCTTTATACAACTCAGTTCTAAGTTCTGCATTTGTCTTTATAGTCTTCGGTTCACCTTTTTTATGGTATTGAGTTTGAATCTCTTTAATAACAGTTTTATCCTTTTTATCATAGATATTTACCTGCTTTTTAACAAATGGCTTTGGTATATCAATTGGGTTTTCAATTTTTTCATTCGTCTTAATTCCAACAATTTCACCTTCGCTATTTTTAGCAATACCATCTTTAAAAGACAGATTTCTATAATCATATCCAAGCCTGACAAAAGTATTTTTGTTCATCTGATTCCATTCTTTTACAGAATACTTAAACGTGAGATTAATTACATTTACAGAATAATCATGTTTTTTAATTCTAAATGAAAAATCATGTTTTCTGAATTTTCTATAATAAATATCCTTTAACTCTATAAGGTCTAAGCTATAATCAAGTGTATTGATAAATTTTCGTAAATTATACTGTCCATCTTTGAGCTTTAAATTATATCCTTCTGGATTTTCCTCAATGTAATGTGCTGATAAATAAATATCTTTTGCATCAATAGAGGGAATATATATATTATTGTTTGTCATCAGCATTTTTCTCCTTTAATTCCATTATCCTTAAATGATTATCACCAATCTTTCCTTGAACTAATAACTTATTCATTGCCTTTACAATGCTATTAGTTATTTCAATTTCAGAAATGCTATTCAATAAATTAATATTAAATGTAAGGTGTTCAAACCAATGATTAAGAAGAGATATTTTAATATTTAAATATGTATTTCCCTCATTAGAGTAAACATCATAAATAATTTTCCATGACGATTTTTTACTACTATGTATCTGTTTTATCATATTGTCTATACATGGAGATAAATATTCACTTATATACTTTTCGTTTTTGTGTTCTTTTTCTTTTTTCTTCTTGATTTCCTCTCTGAGCGGTATTGTATGTTCATTATAATATTTTTCCATTATTGGATGAAAAAAATTAAATACGTCTGTGTCTGTAATAAACTCATCTACAAGTAAGTGAGAACGATTTTCCCAATAAACAGCATCTTTAAAAATTATATGGTTATATTTTCTGAATAAGTATGTATCTTCTTTTTTATTGCTACTACTATAACCAAATTCTTTGTTAAGATTTTTGATGGTTAGTCCAATATGTTTTAATCGTGCATTATCATAATCATCTAAATCTATATAATTCTTCTCAAGAATATATCTTAACGATGAGTGTTTTCCATTCATTTTTTTACAAATAAATCTTTGATCTTCAGGTTCTAATAATTGAAAGGCATCAATTAAATCTGCTTGTACTGATTTATTAGTATAATATTCTTGAAGCTTTGTCCAGAACCAATCTAATCGTTCCCACTGAATTTTATACTCAATTAAGTCCGTTCTTTTCCAATAAGTTTTTCTTAAAGTAATCAAATCATCATAATCTTGTCTAACATAATGTTTTATAAAACATTCACCAGTAGAAGATGAGTAGATAAGTTTAAATTTAGGGATGTCATCTGTCGTTACTTTAAGAAGTTCCTCATTCACATCTAACTCTAAAACATCACAACCAAGCTCATCCCATTTTTCAATATAATCATTTGTTTTCTTGTTTGTATTAGCAATTTCGACATAAAATTCCTGCCCATTTATAGTTTCTATAAAAATATCAGGACGATAATCTCCAAATTTGGTGTGAAAAGTCTTTTCAATACATGAGTTAGCAACCTCGTATATAGTTTGTCCAACTTTAAATTTACTATTTTTATCAAACAGCCAAGTTTTATAAGCAAAATGAATCCTACTTTCTTGTGAACACATTCCATCAATATGATGAAAACATCTTTGTTTTTTGTATGTTTTATCTGGATTTTGTCCATTCCAAAGTTTGACTCTTCCTAAACAAATAGGACAATAAAGTACATCATTGCCACTTACATTGTAAACATTCTTCCAATCAGCATATTCACTTTTAGAATCCAATGCGTACATTAACTCTGGTTCATAATTGACCATATAAAAATCCTCCTTTTATCTTTATTATTTCCCACCATTATATTCTCCAAATGAAATTTCTATTTACTTACACATTATTGAAAATAAACAGGTACTTTTCCAACGCTAAATCTTTTCATAATTAGATAACTTATATACCCATCAACTAATTCAAAATTCCTGTCAATGATAATAGGACTAAGCTCACCATACTTAATAAAATTATTAAGTTTTCTTCTATACTTAAAATAACTAGGTGGAGTAGCAAGAAACATATTCTTAATCTTTATTTCACCAATAGGAATCCAATATTCAATACCTGTTTTATAATCAATATCAAAAAATATTCTTAATTTATCAACTATCATAATATCCTTCCTTTCCCATTTCCTTAAAATCATAACCTAACCAATTAACTATAAAATCATAGCTAAATATACAATCTCGATGAAGATATTCACCTTCAGAATTAACTATAAATTCATCTCCATTAAATATTCCCTCTTTACAGTAACAACATATGTAATTACTTTTCCTATCTTCGTGTAATGGACATCTTTCAGCATGTCCAGAATCTCTTCCGCAATATTCACAAGCCATTTTCATACCTCACATTTTATTTTCTCATAGCAAAATCCATAATCTGTAGTGTAATAGATATGCTTAATTCCTAAATCTTTAATAGCTGCCATACAACTAGAGCAAGGACGACACATGCCAAACTCTTTATCAAATCTTGTTCTGAAAATATACAATTTTACTTTGGAAAAATTTATATTCAAATGACGAATAGAATTAAGACAATTAATTTCAGCATGTAATGTTGGTTTAATACCGTTCTTATTCCAAGACTTTCTATATCTGTTATAATATTTCTGTATAGGATGTGTTTTAATTGTATTACAACCAATTCCTATTACATTTCCTTGATAAACGGCTATACAACCTATATGTGTTTTTTTATAATCTGATAAATCCGCAGCTATTTTTGCTTTCTCGTAGTATTTATAATCACTTTTACTTAACATTTAACTTTTCTTTTTCATATAATGCATTTCCACGTTCAAAACAATCAAGTTCATACTTAGTACGATTAACATAATAAGTAAAATCAGTATTTTCAACATATTTAAGAACTTTCATACATAATTCTTTTTTATTATCTGTTTCAACACTAAGAGCAAAATCTATAAGATCAAATCTATCTATGTCATTCTTCTTAATGTATAAGGTAGTGTTATACAATCTTTCTTCTTTATTCCATCTACTCATTGCAAGTATTGAATATCCATTATGTAAATCTATTATTATTGATGTATCTCCAATTATTTCGTATTTCATTAAGCTATTTCCTCCATTTTCTTTAAATCTCTTACATCGCATTCCTTTTGCATAGCACGATCAAATTTAATATCTGTAAAAATTCTTTCAGCAATATCTAAATCAGTTCCACCAAAATCTGCTCCTGATTTTAATAATAATGGTGAGCAGATTAACTTGTTGCGAGTCTTAAGTTCCATAGTTCTTGTCATTATATGATTCTGTGTTTCATTTGTCATAAATATTTGTTCTCCTTATTAAATAAAAATTTTTATTCATATCATCGCTAGTGTGATACGGTTTATGTGTTACATTTATATATTCCCTTATTACAAAAGGGTTTTATTAAAATTTATTCTTAATTGCCGTTTTTAATTTCTCCAAATGAATCTACATTATAAATCTCCAACATCTTAGCAATAGCCCATTCGATTTCTTGCTCATATCCTTCTTTATTAAGTACATATATATTTGGTACATTTTGTGGTGGTTTCTTTGGATCAGGTTTAATGCTGCCAACTTCTTTTTTTATTAAGAGAGGTTCTTTATTTCCAATAGAAGAAGTGAGACATTGGATACATTGATTAATTGTATCCTTTGACATAGAAAGCTCTTTTGACATAGATTCTATACTTCGCCAAAAAGCTTCTGGCTTAGATTCAGGATTATACATGACATCTTCATCATCTTTATTTTTAGGACGAATAAAGATATATGAGTTAATATATAAAAAAGCCATTAGTATATTCTCTTTATTGATACTAGATTCATTCATCATAATAAAATCAAGCTGAGAGGATGTGATTTTTGAGAATTTGTCAGCAGCATCAAAATTTTCAGGAATGATCTTAATTTCAATGCCAGTATCATATCCGAGTGTGTCAAGATCCTGTTGAACTTCAATCATTTTGTTATTAATCATATATTCCAGTACATCAAGAATTTCTTGAAATGCTTTTGGTTTATGCTTGGTTGTTTTATACCCATAGAATTCCATTACTTTACGAATAGTAATCCAACTATAGTCTTCATACGATCTGTATTTATCTATAAGTATGTATGTGATATAAAATTTCCTACTAACTCCATATTTTGTTTTGATATTCCCTTGAATATAGCCATTTGGGAAACGTGTAAAATATTCTATTTTTTGTTGCAATTAAAAATCCTCCTTTATATGTGATATTTATTTATTCTCTGTTTCTATTTAAAGAGAAACGCCTTTACGAGCGTTCAGTAAACTACACTTTTATGTATGTCCAATTTTAAAATATGAGAATTTTGACTACACTTTTGTGTAGGTCAACTGAACTGAAAGAAGATATATAACAATATTAATAAGACAGACTATTACGCTTGTATTTCGCTTACGCTTCATACAAGCTCTATATTTTTTTGTTTGATTGTTATTAGTTGGTTTAGGTACATGGTGTTTTTTAATTGATATTTTCATTTGGGTACATATGAGATGTACCTATGTGACATCATTCTCTATTTAATTCTTGAATTTCTTCTTCTGACATAGAATCCAATTTCTTTAATGCTCTTTCAATATAAATAAGTTCTAATAATGTGAAGTTATCTATTATTAATTTTGTATCATGGCTATTAATGATATCTACATAAATATGATTAGATAATTTCTTGACAACGGATTCTCTTGTTCTCTTAAATAAAATTGATTTCTTCATAATATCATTCTCCTTTGAATTATTCTTTTCAATTGTCTACCCAGAGATGTTCTTTTCTTGCTAACGCTGCGAAAAGATCGCCCTTATCAAAGGGCTACATCTTGTGCTTACGCACATACTATATCTTTTTGAGCTTGTATATAGTTTTCTCATACCCCCATCTGTGGGTTAAAAATGAGTTTTAGATAGTGATTTTAAATTTTTATATCTTAGGTAATAACTTATAAGGGTATGAGATAAAAGTGTCTAATTTTTCTGTCAGCGTTAATTTTTACTAAGGATATTTTTAGGAAGCTATTTTATCAGCTAATTCATCAAATATATTTCTATTTATCTTTGGTAATTCAAGATTAAGCTTTTCTAATATTGAATCAAGGGTAGTATCATACATAGTTCTTATATCCTTATAGTAATTCACTACATCTAAATCAAATGGTCTACTTTCGCATTCTGTCTCAAACATATAATTTTTAAGATAATCGGAAAATTCTATATTATATGTATCTTGTACTTCATTGAGTACTATATGCATGGTGTCTGATAGCTTTAATCTTTGATCAGAATGTTCATTAACATAATCCGTTAGAAGATTAAGCTTTTCAAATGTATTGGTTTTCCAACGTGAATACTTCTTTTCTGGCAATATCTTCTTTGCGGTAGATTCTTTTAATGATGATATATCTTGCTGCATAGTTGATACTGTCTGTGTAAGAGTAGTAATAGCATCTATAAGTGGCTGGATATTTGGTGCTGTGTTTAATTCATTATGTCTATATTTTTCTATAATATCCCATACCCAATCCATAAAGATGTTGGCATTCTTTTGTCTTGACCAGCGGCAAATCTCCATAATTCCTCTTTCTGTGTAGTAGACACGTTCTTGTTCTTCACTCTTGGACAGGTCACCCCCAATTTGGGTACTACCTTTGATTCTCATACATAACGATTCTAATCTGTCTTGATGTTTTAAGTGGATTTTCTGAATTGCTTTAATTGGATCAGCATATTCTAATGCCTGTCCAATTTGTTCTCTTGTAAGAAGAATGTCATCATTCATGTTCCTGTAAAAGTTACATGGCAAGTTATTAAAAGTTTCTGTTGTAATTAATGTTAAATTGCTCATAAAGAGTCCTCCTTTATAATTTAAAAATTTATTATTTTGTTTTGATGAGAAAGTGATATGATGATTATTACAATAGATTATTCTCTTATATGAATTTGAATTTATGAATTTTTAGCATTGTATGAATATGTTAATTAACAAAGAGAGTTAATGTAAAATTTTTTACATGGGATATAAGGCGAAAAATTAATGATTTAGAATCTATTATGGATTTTTATATTTCAGGTGGCTAGTTGTTAGGGTGAAGGGTAAAATTGAAATTTGAGCTGTGAGAGTTGATTTTTATATAGGTGTGAGAATTGATAATATTATTTATAGTAAATATGATAAATGCATATAGATAGTTAATATAATTTTGGGCGATGCGAAAAATTAACCTTGTATTTTGAGCATTTAAGTGGATAAAAATGATTTTAGGTGTTATTGGTAGGGTGGAATAAAAAGGCTGTGTATGGACGTGATAGAGGAATTAGGAGAGAGATGAATATTTTAAGTATTGTTATAGTATGAAATTTTAATTGTGTGTATTGGCTTTTGGCTATTTTTATGGGTATAGAGTGATTTTATGTAGTTAGTATGAGGAATGTGAAGTTATAATGATGAATTTTTAGATTAAAATGGTTATCGGTAAAAAGTGCTTTAGTTGTTGATTTTAAATTTAAAATAAAAAAGACAACTACATTGAGTTGTCTTTTTATAAATGAAATTATTTATATTGTTTTTTATTTTTAATAGAATCATATTTTTCTATTACACGTCTTAACTTAGTCACAAAATAGGAGATGTCTGCAAAATAATTGGGATATGCCAATTTTAATGTTTCAAATGAAGAAGCTGACACCAATACAACATTAATATTTGAACCTTGTTCTATTTTTCCATATAATTTTGTTGCGGTTTCAAGATTTGAAGATTTAAACGGTTTTACAGTAACCCTCATTTTATCATAATTAAGCAATATTATATAATATAAATTTTTATCTTTTTGGTTATATTTATTGCTTGCATAATTAATAGATACATTTAACCCACTAAGAGTAGATATTATATTATTTTTGTTATCAAGATATTTAATTTCTGATATTAATTCATCTGCCCAACCAGATGTATTAGGACATATTGGCATTTTTTCTTGTATGGCGAATAAAGAGGACACAAGGGTAAAGAATCTTAATATATCATAATCTCCCTGACTGGATTTAAGATTACTTTTTGTATATATTCCCATCATTTCAACGGCAGTTGCCCACATATGTTGTAACTTTGTACGAAACTGAATTTCTATAAACATATTCTTATTATATGTGTCTTTAGTTTCACTATGAAATTGATATACCATATGATAAGATCTATATCCTGATTTTTTAGGATTGGCAATATAATCATATTCACGTTTAAGTATATGTCTTATTCGAGAAGATTTGTATTTATCAACCGATTCATATACCTGCTCTATTGTGTCAACAATTACTCGACATCCTCCTAAATCTTGCATTTTATATAATTGCATCTCAGGAAATCTTTGAATTTTTCCTGTTATAGATTCAAGTCGTTTTAGTCTTTGAACAACAATAGCATTTGGATTCTTTTTACGAAGATTGCTACAAATAACTTGTAATGGATAAGCATGTGCAGCTCTCCAATTATTTAATATTACCAAAGCATCTTCTCGTTCTTCAATAGTAGAGAATGGATCGGCTATTATTTTACCAGCTTTATTTATTTGATTGCCTGAATATTTTGGTATTTCCCATTTATTTGTGTTTTCCATAGAAATTTCCTCTTTAATTTGTTTAATCAATATATCTATATTGTTAATATCAATTATATCATTAATTGAGAGGAAATTCATTATATTTGTTGAATGTATAGTTTTTTGCATTATTATACTCCTTTTGAATCGTGTTTTTCGTGTATGTTCACTTATATTTATTCCCTACTTTTGAATTATTGAACACTAATTATTGAACAGGAGTAATATAGATATTTACAGATAAGTATATGGAATGTATAAAAAGTGATATTTAGAACATTGAAAAATTATATAAGATAAAATAGATTCGGTAATTGGGTATTATGTGAGTGAAATCATTATGATTTTTATAGGGAGATTTTAGATATAAGATAGTAGATTTAGGTTAAAAATTAATAATTGTATATTTAGTTCGAGAAAATATAAGAAAATAAAGGATATTTGAAGAATTTTATATGAAAATATAGTGATTTTATAAAAATGAATATGATAAAAGTAAGAAAAATAAATATATTTTCGAACTTAACTTCGAACTGAATTTTAAAGATTTCGTGTGAATGGAACAGATAGGTGCGATTTCGCATACTGGGCTAGGGGTTGCGATGTAAACATACCTCCTAGTAAAGATATAATAATACTACACTATTATTGTATATTTCTGCGGTATTTCTACATTTTTCCGTGGCATCAAATCGCCTGATATAGTCAGGTGAGGCGATGCCGTGAGCTTTAATATAATAATATAGTTCGAGATATGTCCGTGATACAAAGACAAAATTAAAAATCTGTACGCCACACAAAGACATAAACTGCATTCAATCTGTCCGTCACACACAAACAAAATAATAAAACTGTTTACCTACAACGGACAAATAAAAGATCTGTCTTTCTGGTGTAAACAACCTTTTTAAATATCAAACATAACAATTTATAGCTATGTTTTATTTATTTTACTATAATTAATATTGTCATGTGTAACAATAGTATCATTAATCAATGATAATTTATTATTATTATTATTATTATTACTCTTGATTCTGTTTATCTTTTCTGCCATCTGATCCACATTATAAATATTATAATTAATAATTAACCTTTTTATGTCTGCTCATTAATCAAATACCTTTAATTTTAACTATTTATATCATTATCAATTAATGCAAGCAAATATTCATTCATTGATTTATAACCTTTGCTTTTGTAATGCTTTTCAATTATTTCTTTTTTGTCTTTCGTAACCTTGCAAGCAATAGTGATAATACCTTTTCTTTTATCATATTCAACACTAGCCTTGATCTGACTTGCTTTTGTTTTATTTTCATTCATAAAAATTTATACCTCTTTTATTTTAGTAATATATTTTAACTCTTATTTATTTAAAAGTCAATCTATACAATATGCACAAAATCAGTTAACTTATATAAAAATCTATTATTAATTATGCACGATTAATCAGTAAACTTATACAATATGCACAAAAATATAAGTTAACTTGGTGCATAATGCCAATATACAAATCAGTTAACTTATATTATAATATAACCATAATAAAGGTAAGACATAAGGAGGTATAAACCATGTGCGAGTATATTTCAGTTATTGTTGATGAATGCGGTTCTATCCGTGCATATTGTTCTGATTATTCAGACGATGATATTATGAATATTTTATATCAGCATCCCGAATGGTCGCAAAGATGTATTTCAATTTAAGAGAATAACACTATAAAGGAGGTTACACCATGAACACATTATACACATGTTACGAAACAGACCAGACAATGAGCAAAACAGACTGGCAAAGCTACTACAACAATAACATTGACAAAACAGAATATAACGATTTTCCCGACTGGTGGCATGACATGAGAAAAAGCGGAGTTATAGAAATAGCTTAATAATAAAATATAAGCAGTGACGGTTTAGCCGTGGGGGGATTCAGTTCTCCGCTTGCTTTTCGAGGTATTTATACCTCAATATATGATCTTTGATAATTACATATATTACACAATACGTTGATTAGTTTCGTTATCAATCAGGGCAATATCAAGCTTACAATTTAAAGCGTGTGCAATTTCAATTAATTCTTTTTCATTAAAATTATCACGTTTAAATTTATTTGTCATATTGTTTCCAGTTGTTCCCAACTTTTCAGCAAGTTCTTTGATATTGATTTTTCTTTTTAGCATTACGATTTTAATATTTTCAGTCATTTACAAAAACCTCTTTTCTATTTGATTTGAATTTGATTATACATTGTAAGTTATGAAAAGTCAAATATATAAAAGAAATCATACAAAATAATGTGATTTTATATTGACAAATCACACGAATTAGTGTAATATATTATTAAAGAAAAGGATATCAAACGATTTTGATTTATTAAAAGGAGGTCATCAATTATGACAAGATATACATTAAAACAGCTCAAGGAAATGGTTAAAACAGGAATAGCAACAGATTTCACAAAGGCAACTAACAAGGAATATAAAGAGCTGATAGCAAACGGCGGTTATACTCAAGTCGGTTTTGCATCTGGAATATATGGATGTAACGGTAAGTTGCTCAAGGGTTTAAAGGATGGCAAATTATATGCCATTACTGACAGAACATCAGCAATATTTCTTTTTTAATCTTACATATTAAAAGCCTTGCATCGTGTAGCATCTGCCACGGCGTACGCATCAAAGCAATGCAAGGCACTACACAATATTTATATTATATTGTGCATCTGGTGAGGGCTACCGCTTGCGGTAATAAGTGAATAAACCCAGATAGTGAGGCGGTTTGAATATATGAGAACTCACGAAAAAAAGACTTGGAAATATTCAAAAGCATGTGAACGCTAAACAATCACGCTAACAGCTCAAGACCTCAACGCTGTATAAACATTGTGAGGCATTAGAAGGTGATTATTGATTAAGCTAGCACCTTATCAAAAACAGATTAGCTTGATACGTCCGTAGCCATGTGAACGGAGGACAAGAAACAGACTGGAGGGAGTAAACAATAATACTTCCTGATGGGATGCATAAAGGCATCACGAAACAAACAAGCACGAACGGCGGAGCGTGAGAATGTGAGCGGATAACACAATAAAACCGTAACCGCTTTTATATGGTTATGACGATATAACCCATCTGAATAAAACGGCTTAACTGTTCTTTACAACTGAAGGAAATCTATAAGACGATAATAAGACGATACTCCCCAGATAACAAGCATGTGGTGATGCAAGGGACTTCCAGAAATACGCATCTAGTGAATAAAGCGTTGTAACGATGTAGTTAAAATAGTCCTATAAGAGAAAAGCCCTGAAAAGGACAAGATGAATATATTGAGTTGATATATTTTGATATGAGGAAGCACAAAGGGCTATATAAATACATATTTACATATTAATAAAGAAGAAATACATATTTTTATATATAACAAGCAATATATTTTTATTGCTTATAAGACGCAAACAAATAACACATGATAAGTATATTACAAAAGGATTTATAAATCAGTCGGGCAAAAGTGGAAATCCCAGGCGGTGGCAAGTAGTAGATTGATTGTAAGTAAATATGTTTTCCCTGTCTTATCGCCGTTATAGTAGGCAAGTTGTAAAAGTTGAATGATTAAATAATCATTGGCAAATAATAACAACTTGCTTTTTTGTTTGCATAAATAAGCAATAAAAAAGAGAATATAAGGAGGTCACATGATGGAAAAATTAAAATATAAGCTATATAAGCAATATAACAATGTACCTTTAATTAAATCAGGTTTTAACGCTTACAGCACAAAAGGCAATACTAAACTAGGAAAATTAATAAGACAAGCACAAAAAGAATTAAAAAATTGCATAGTCTGGTATGAGGTTGTAAACCTTCAGACGGGAACAATAAATATAGTATATGCAGAGGTCGCACGATGAAAAAAATATTAACAACTGTATTAATCATTATAATAACGGCTATTGTATCAGTTTCAACAACTTATAACTTTATGATATACACGGCTCAACCTGATACACCTTGTAATATTACATGGTGCGGATCAACCCATAATTATAAATAAATGGAGGATAAAACGATGATGAATACAACATATTACAATTTTAGAATTATTAAATGTCAGGACGGATCAGAAATAATTGATGAACGGCTCAAAACTCCACTTGATGCGATTGATGGAGTTTTGGCTGCTGAATATCAGAAAGTCCAAGATGCACTTGATATTATACATAAGAAGGAAGAGAAGAGACAGAAAGAGGCATCAGCAAAGCAGAAGAAAGAACACAACATATTATTTAAAATGGCTTGTTTATGCGGATTAATTACAGCATAAAAACATATATAACGGAGGTAAAAATATTATGAGAAAAGAAAAATTTAAGTTATCAGGTGAATATTTTTGTGGAAATAAAGCAAGTGATTATGCTATCAAAAATGGATATCTTGATTATATGACACTTGCAAAGGCATTTGATGCAGTATCTTCAGATATTATATCTAAAACAAATGGAATTATAGGCGACTGGGAACAAGAAAACGGATTTATTGATAATTCAGAAGAGATAGAGGCTATAGAAGATAATATATCAGAACTTGAAAGCGGCCTTGACGACTTGGAGGAAGATTCAACAGAATATACAGCCATTCAGGAAAAAATCACAGACTTAGAAGAACAGAAAGAAGAACTTGAAAACGAAACAGAATCTGAAATCTTCCAGTATTTTATAATTTCTGGAAACGGTGCTGAAATCCTAAAAGATTATACAGACGAAATTGTTTTCTATAATGAAGAATTAGACATGTATGTATGGGGTGTAACTCATTGCGGTACAAGCTGGGATTATGTTCTCACAGATATACCGCTTAATTGTGGATATGATGATTAATAATACATAGTGACAGAAGGGATGCAGTTTTAAGCATCCCTTTATTATACGGAGGCGATAATTATATTTAAAGGATATTATACAAATTATTGTTATTATGGACTTGTAAAAGGTTATTATATGCAATTTGAGACAGAAGCAGCCTATAGAGAATATATGGAGGGATAGAAGCATGAAAAAATATAATAATGTAAATGAAATCACAAAAGCCTTTATTAAAAAGGAAGAAAAATTTTTAAAATGAATGTAACTGGAAATATTTACAGTGATACGGGCGAACTTTTAATGTTTAATATTAAAACCATTTGAAAGAGAATACGGTAGAGGAAATGTATTTTTCAGATATATAAATGACTATCACAGAATTAAGTTTGTTATCCATGACACTATTGGAAGTGATGTTTTTACTATTCTTTTTCAGTATAAAATCAGTGGAAAGGTAATTAATACCTTAGAGGATAAGGGTTTAATGATTGGAAGAGATAATTTCCACAAAGAAGCTGATCCTAACTCATGGAGAAGCCAACCTAAAGAATGGCGATATGTTGGTTATCAAATTAGAACAGAATTATTATAGAAGGAGTGATTTATATGAAAAAATATGTAGTAATTTGTTATGCGGTTCACGAAAAGGAAATTGCAAGCCATGATACATTCGATAATGAGGATGATGCTTATGCATTTCTCGAAAAGGATGCACAGAATACTTATGAAGAAGAAATGAATAATGCAAATAAAGAAGATAAGGATTCGATTGATTTTACAATCAGTGATGATGGTTCAGCATATCTTTCATCTTACGATGGAGAATATGAATGGACTTGGGAAGTAATTGAGGTTTAATAGAGAGAATAATTAAGCAGATAGCATATAATGTTATCTGCTTTTTTAATTCCAAAGGAAAGAACTGTTTCTAATGAAGAAAGTGAGGTACAAAAAAATGATAGTAAAAGCAATATGGGAATTTGATGTAGATGATTCTGAAATGGATGGAAAATGTGTAGATATAAAAGGATTATGTGAAGATCTAACAAGAAGAGAATTGGAATATTGTTTGAAACACAATCAATTAAATGCTGATGATTTTCAATATGAATGTCATCCTGAATTGCCTAGTGACTGGGATTAAGAAAGTGAGGTAACTTATGGTAACAAACGAAATGAAAGAACTATTAAAGAAAATAGCAGACTTAGCTTATCAAGCATCAGAGGAAGTTTATGATGATGATAATGAAAATGGAACAGCAGGAATATTAAATCTTTGTGACAAATTATATGAAAAAATTGATGAATATTTAGGAGGTAATACAAATGTATAAAAGTGCAATTGTAGATGAACTTGGACAGGTCGTGTTTTGGTGTGATGAATTGTAAGGTAGCGAACGGATTAGTGTATCTTAAATAGTCATCCTGAATGGTCTATTAAATGTGTAGAAATATAGAAAGCGAAGTGCAAAAATCATGTTGGAAGATATTTATAAAATGCTTGGATTCGATGATACGGTATTTGATACAGAAACGAAAACAGATAAGGCTCATACTAAGTTAATGAAGTTGCTTGATATGTGTGAGAGGCTTGGAATTATAGGAATAGTCGATGAGGATATGTTAGATAGAATAGAAAGTGAGGATTTTTAATATGTCAAATAATTCAAATTTAAGAATTACAAAATGTATAAATGTATTTTCTGATATGAATACATGGATTGATTTTGTAATAATTCCTTGCAATGATAAGGATTTTACAAAGGCAGAAGAGATTGTTAGAAAAGCATATGATGATTGGTGGACACTTCCTGATGCAGAGTTTGAGCCAATAGCTGATTGGGTTTGCAGATGTCTGATTAATAATGATATTGAATTTGAAATTTATTTTAAAGATGAAGAAGAGAGTGCTTAAAATGAAGAGAACACCAAAAGTAATTAAGCAGCAAACGGAAGAATGGTTAGATGAACGGTGGATGATTGCAAATATGAAAGATGCAAGACCATAAGATATGAGTTATTACAATGGAGCTTTGAAAGCCCTTGAATTTGCAGGTTACGAATGGAAACGTGATGCAGATGGAAAACATACATTATTTAAGTAGATTGGAGTGATGAAAATGAAAAAAGAAAATTTTATGAGAGAAATTGCACTTCTTAAAGAAGATGGAGACAGCTTTGGATTTGTATTAGATGGAAATACACAAAAAGGTATTGTGATATTTGTTGTTCCTGATTGTGATTCTGAAAGTGAAAATGCGATGGAATATATGATTGAAGGCAATAACATTGTAGATGGTGCTTTTGAACCATGTTCTGATTACAATTATTCGTGTGCTTACCCAGATTGGAATGAAGCTTGGGAATTGACTCAAATGATGATTAGAGAATTGTTGAAATAGCAATTTCATTTTAAGATTGGAGGATAATAATTATGGCAAAATTTAGAGTTATGTATAAATCAACGGACTATGTATATTTGGATGTTGAGGCTGATTCATTGGAAGAAGCAAAGGAAATTGCAGAAAATACAGACGGTGGAGAATTTATTGAAGATGGAGCTGGTGATTGGGAGTACGACTACACAGAAGATGAAAACGGAAATGTAATTGATTAAGGAGGTCAATTTTATGAACATAAGATTGGAAATGGACAACTGGATTATAAATGACGAATACATTATTACTAATGGTGTAATAAGATATGAAGTTTATAAAAGCGGAACAGAAGATACAGAGGCAGAAGAAGTATATTCAAGTGAATCATTTGAGGAGTGCTTGACTTGGGTATGGAATAGCTTGTAGAAAGGATAGTTGGTCTTATGAGATTACATCTATTTTGGCTTGATAAGAATTGGAAGAAACGTGGTGATTGTGCCAACAATTATAACCTCGTTATTGATATGAAAAATAAAACATATAAGGTATATACGAATGCCTTTTATGGATATTATCATCCAGACGACATTGAAGTTAAAAAGAAATCAGATATTGAAGATTATATAGAGTATTTAAAGAGAAATGGATTTATAGAAATGGAGTGCTTAAAATGTTAGATTATACAAAAATTACATTTAATGAGTTAGACAACACAGACAAGCCATTACAGGCATTTTATAATTATGATTTAAAAGAAAATGAAATTAATAGCTTTTTGGAAGAGTACGCAACTGTTGAAGAAGTTCCAAAAGGTGTATCTGTTCAGAAAGTAGAACTATGCTTAACGATTTACGCACAGCATGATTTTAAATTAGAAGCTTGTTGTACAGATACAAATAACGAACAGTATTGGGTTGAAATCAATGAACAGTTTACAAATGCAGATGAATTTATTCAGATGATTCCCGATTATGGAAAGATAAAGTTATAAGAAAGGAAGTATATGATATGAATAGACCATATGGATTTATCGAAGCTGATACAGAATTCAGAAATGTAATTGATTGCTTAAATGCAAAGCAGAGTATTGATTTGTGGTTGCTTGAAAAATACACTGATACATTTGAAAGTGGAGAGAAACATAAAATTAATGTGAGATATGTGCACCAATTATATGAAGGCAGAGAAAACATTATGGATTATGTAGTTGATTATATGAGGTTTGATTACGACAGATTATGTATTGTGATTAAACCTAATAAATGGATGAAAATGGAGTGATGAGATATGAAAACAGTAGATAAATTATATAAACAGATCATGGAATATTGGGAAGCATGTGCATATTGTAATTGCGAAAAAGATTTTGCAATCAATGACTTGTTGGAAAAATATGCTTTAAGTTGTGGAATTGATGAAAGAAAACTTGAAAACAGAATTGATCTTACTATCAGATGTATGACTAATTCGCAAAAGAGAACATTATATAAGAAGATGTTAGAATCAGGAATTAGAGAATGGAGTGATAAAAATGACAGTAAAAGAATTAAATAGAGATCAGTTACACGAACTGAAACAGGCGTATTATTCAGAACTTGTAAATGAAGGAACTTTTGCAGAAGTGATGGGAGTTAATATCAATGAGCCGTCATATGAAATGATTGCAAGTATTGATGAATATGTTAGTGATGAATTTATTTATGAACACTATGATAGATATAGTTTTACAGAAGATGATTTTTTCTGTAGTGCGGAAAGGAGTGCTTAATATGTTGGATATTACAAATTTATATGCTTACAGGATTGAAGAATTGGCTGTTGGGATAGTAAAGGCAAAATCGTATGAGGATGCAAGAGAAAAGGTGAAAGCAGCTTATTTGAAACACAATGATTGCTTTGATTCTGAAAGAGATTTTATTGAGTTAAAGGAAATTGCAGAGGATGATTCATGGTTTAGGGATAATCCTGATGTAGTTGAAGTCGATGAATTAGTGTAGAAATGGAGTGATGATATATGAATTATACTTATTTTGGAAACAGAATTGAAAGAAGCCCATTAGGAAATATGGGGTTACAGTTATTAGAAGCTCAAGAGAAATTAGTTTCTCAGGAATATGAAGTTGAGAATCTTAGAATTAAAGCAGCTATGTATAAAGCATATTTCTTTCGTAATTCCATATTAGCAGAAAAATTAGAAAAACAAAGTGAAGAAAACAGAGATGCACTTATTGGAGAATTTGATGGTTTTTCATATGCAAGTTGGAGAGCTAATGCTGTATATAGAACGCTTGAAGATATGTGCTATGAAGGACTATTAACTGAAAAAGAATATAGAGAATGCAAAGTATGAAACAAGAGTTTCTTTGGAAGAATGGAGGAATAAATATGGTAAATGAAAATAAATTATATACAGCTTATATAACAGGCACATCTCAAGATGGTAATAAAGAATACGAACGAGTAATTATTACAAAATGGAAAGATAGAACAGATGAATCATCAGAGGAAGGAAGTAAGATATATTATTTCAATGCAGATTATAATGATATCGAAGAACTTATATATAATGAAACATGGTGTAAGAGAATATATGCAACTTATCCACAGAATACTAGATTGTGGATTGAAAAAGAAATAAAGTGTCATGTAGAGAGGTGATAGTTATGTTTATAGAATTTTTAGATGACGACTTTTCTAATTGCTGTCATTTAGTAAATAAAATTACAGAACGAGTGTGTTTTCAAAGAATAGACTTATTACAAGGTTATGAAGAATATGGAAATGGAAATCAATTATTTTTCTTTGAAGCTGCTGGAAAAAATACACCATTTGTATTAGATCTTATTCATGCAAATACAAAAAATGATGCCGAAAATATAATAAAGGAAAAATACAAAGAGAGATTCAATATGAATACAATTATTCCATTGGAAATAAAGTTGGTTGTTGATGAAAGATAAAACATGAAATGAGGATTTATTGTGAAGATTGGAGGAATATTTATGAGTAAATGGAAAGATATTAGATGTGATTTCTTTGATGAGAATGAAGAAAAATATACGATGGAGGCATGGAAAACAAATAGCGATAACGAAAAAGGAATAGTTATTGCTAAATTAGATTTAGCTGATGGAACAGTAGAATATATTGATGAAGCTGCTAAGACAGATGAATATGCACAGACTGTAATTAAGGAAATGCTAGAAAACGGATATATATTAACAGAATGAATCGATGATTTATTGACAGATTGGAGGAAATATTATGTTGAATATAGTTGTTATCAATTGTGATGGAAAATATGTGGAATATGAATGGGATTCAAAGAAAGCATTTGTACGGGATATGCAAAGTGATAATGAAAATATTCCAATGCTCGATGATCCTTTAGCAGAAGTCAACACACAAGACGATAATTTACAGTTATGGTGGAGAAATACAGATGGAATGACTGTAGACGATTTGTTAGAAGAATGTAAACAGGAATTAAATTAGATTGGAGTGATTAGAATGGATTATAAAATAGGTGATATAGTAAAAATATCTGTTTATGTAACAGAAAAATGGGACAGATTAGTTACTTGTAAAATCACCAATAAGTATATAAGAAATAATACTACTTATTATTCTTTGCAAGAGATAAATGGAATTTATAGAGTAAGTAACGTAAAAGAAAACAGATTCATACTTGATTAATATGAAACGGAAATCTAACGAATCGGCTATTTAGTTAGGAGTGATAATATGAACGAAACGCAAGAAAAGATATATGGCTTGTTGGAAAGTTACTTAGAATACTGTAAGACAAACGGATATACAGAGTTTGAGGTATGGTGTGAAGATAATATTGATACTATTAATGAGGATGCATTAGTACAAGATATATGTCAGGAAGTAAATCATATAGCTGATAAATTATTTGAATAGGAAGTGAGGGAATAATATGGTAAGAAAAATTAACAATAGATTGTATAAAGTTAATACATATGCTTCTGCACACATTATTGAAGTAGATGATAATTATGATGAAGAAGTGCAGAAACTAAGAAAAGAAATCCAACTTGATAGTATTGGATACAAATTGAACTTACTTGTATATCTCGCCACATTAACGGTACAAGGATATGCAATTTTAAGCGTAACAGAATTTAATATTGATGGAAGTAAGCCTAGAGTTGCTTATGCAAGTAATAAAGATTTCAAGAAAATTGTTAAGTATTATTTTGAAAAGAAAGCATAGGAATCGGAAATTTCAAAAGGGGGAAGATGAAATGACAATCAAGGATGTAAAAGAAGAATATAAAAATAAATATATAGAATTAGAAGTATATGAAGCAGTGAGTAATGGAAAATATTATCCTAGTAATTTTCATACGGATAATTGCAGATCATTAGGAGAAGATTCACCATATGGAAACTATACTGAGGATATGGAAGTAGGTCTATATGAGCTGATGGATGAAGAAGAATACAATAATACTATAATGGCAAATTGTGATATTTATGCAGATTTTGAAGATTGGTATGGTGATAAATATGCAAAAGTATTATGTGTTATGATTAAGTAAACAATTAGATACTATTAGAAATGGTGGTAAAATTTATGGATAGGAAAGAATATTTATTAAGACAGGTACTAAAGTTATTTAAGCAACAAAAAGAAAGTCGTTATGTTTTAAATATTGAAGAGATGACTGTTATATACGATGGAACTGAATGTGATGGAAGTTGTCTTTGTGATGATATTATGGAAGAATTAGGAATTGACAGCTTAGAAGATATTGAGGATGAGAAATAAAGTGTGATATAATATGTAAGAAAGAAGGTTGATGAATATGGCAGGATATAGCGGATGGTCAATGAGTAACAATGCGGTTGATGCTTATTCAAATGGGGAGAAACCATTAAGTAAATGGACAAAGGCAGATATTTTTGATACAATAGAAGAACAGGAAATTGAATTAAAATGCTCAATGGAAAAATTTAAGAAACTACCTGTGAAAGTTTTAAAAGAAGTTTGTTTGAGGTATTCTTCGTGGCATCATACAAGTAATCATTATAATCAGACAGATTTTTATTCTTTGGATATAAGCAGAATAGAAAATTTAACAGATGAAAAAATTGATAGATTACTTGCAGATTACAAGGCAGAGAAAAAGAATGAAGAAAAGCCTACTGAAGAGAAATGGAGATGTGCTTTTTTAGAATGGTCTGGAACTAGAAAACATCCAGTTGCAAAAGAAATAGTCGAAGAGGGTATTGTAAAAGGCGATTGGTTCTATCGTAAAAATGGAACTAAAAAGAAAACAACAGCAAATGGGTTTGAATTTATTAAAAAATTGGAGGAATGATAATAATGGCATTTATAAACGAACAAGGAATAAAAATTAGTTTTGAATGTTCAGATTTAATCAAAGAACTTAAAGAAGATATTACTGAATTTGGTGGCGACACAGTTGTTGCTGTTTGGTGTAAGGATAATTCAGGAGTTACATTATATGTAAATTATGATTTTATTAATGAAGAACAGCCAATAACTGAAAAAGAAGTAGACAAAGATGAATACATACAAAAAATGACAATGAGTGCATTATTAATATTACTAGAAAAACAAAATGAAATTTTGTAATTAAGAATAAAATATAATATTAATTAAATTGAGACGGATAATTATATATTATCTGTCTTTTTTATTGGATTGGAGTGATATTATGAGAAGAGAATTTAAAGTAAATAAAACAAAATGTGCGATAGTAAATCGTAATACTGGCAATCTGGAAATTAACAAATATAATCAAAAATATGAAGTTAGGTGTTTTTCACAAAAATATAATGGTTGGATTAGGTTGTGTAGTTGTGCAACTATCTCTGAAGGAAGAGAAAAGGCTGTACAAATATTATCATTGGCGATATAATATGTATATAATTATTTTTGGAGGTACAATATGACAAAATTGGGGTTATTAGAAGCGTTTCAATATGCTGTCGAAACAGTAAATGTTACAAAATTTGAAGAAGCTTTAATAATATTTTCTGTTGAGTATGGTGTTCAGATACCAAGGGAGGCGGCAGAGTTAATTAAAGCTCAAGATGATAATTTGTCAAAAGAAAAATTAAAGGAAATTATGCTAAAGATACAAATGCCTATCTATAATTATATTAAGACAAATGGCAATGTTAATGAGTTAAAGTAACAAATAGAATAATAGAGAATATAGTAAGAGACTTGTAAAAGCAAGTCTCTTATTTTTATGGAAAGAACGGTGATTACTATGTTTGATTACAAAGAATTTAAGAAGGAAATGTGCAAAAGAGGACATGAAGTACATAAACATGGAGATTATATAACTATTGAACCCAATAATAATTATGAAGGATATAATAAAGGATTTTTATATGCATCAGATGTCATTAAAGGATTTGAGCATGAATTAAGACTTATTTATATGCATCATTTTAATACTTGGATATATACTGTAAGATTCAGGATTGTGTGATAGAATTAATGTAGGAACTTAAATTCGGAACTACAAGCGAAACTAAACAAATGTAAAGTATTATAAAGGAGGAAATAATTTATGTTTGAACCAAAGGAAATAAATGGAGAAACTGAATATTTTGTCGCAGGAGCAGGATATGTTTCAAAGGCAGAATATGACAGAGTAGAAGCCTATAAAAAATTTATGTACAATCCAGACAATATACATAATTGTTCTGAATGTCCTAAAAACATAGGTAACACAAGCAATTTGCCTTGCAGCCAACAGAATTGCTGGGTAAGTTGTCATTGTAACAATTAAAAATATAATAATCACATACCATTAAGCACTCAATGTAAAGGGTAAGTCGTTATTTTTATACAAAAAAATTAAGTTTAAGGAGGATTTAAAAGATGGGTATTATTTTTGTATTATTTGGAATTTGTTATATTATTTTTCAAATTGTTAAGGAGGAAACTATTAAACCAGTATCGAAGGATTTTGATGCAAGAGCAGCAATGATTGACCAGGCAAAGAATAAATTATCAACGAAAGAATTCAATCGAAGAGTTGATGCTGGATATTATGACAGAAAAGATAAGAAAAATTAAATAGTAACTTAGGGTTAAGCTGTTGAGTAGAAATATTCAGCAGCTTATTTTATTTGAAACAGGAGAATATTAAGATGAATAATTATAAGGTAATTGGAAGATTTTACAGTAATGGAGTAAGAATGATAGCAGTATTAATGAATAAGGCAGCTTGTACTATGCCTGAAAGGGAATTTAATCGAATCATCGAGGCAGAACGGAAGTGGGACAGAGAATATAAGATTGCATAAATGGATATTTCATAACAGGAGGTAAAGAGAAATGAGTAAAAAATTATTAGATAAATTTTATGATTATACAATTCAGGATAACAGCGGTTTTAAAATTGCTATTGGTGATTTAGTAGTAAGTGTTGCTTGCCATAATTATCTTGATGCATATGATGAAATGAATAGAAACGGAATAGCCGGTTCTGATATTAGTATTGAAAAAATGCCAAGTGATTTGATGGCATTTACTTTTTATGGAAACAATACTGAAGTTGCTGTATTTAATCAGAAAACAGGAGAATATGTTACTAATGAATTTACTGACTTAGCAGATGATTATGATAATATTGCTTATGGCGTAAGTTCGTTAGAATTGATTGAAATATTGGTTAATGTGAAAAATTATGAAAAATAGCTATAAATGCGTGTTTCATTAGAAAGGTAAAAGGTAAATATTATGATTAAATTTTATAATGAATGTATTGATAGTGCTGATTGGATAGAAGAAATTACTGGTTATAGACCTGCTGACAATGTTATTACTTTAGAAGAACTCGATGAAATTGCAAAAAATCTTCAGTTAAATGGTGGACTTGATAATGAACTTCCTAATCATTGGGATTATTATCCTTTAAGTGAAATTCCTAATCTTGTGAATAATGAAGATTATGATAGAAGCGAATTTATACTTGTAAGATTTAAAGATATATACTACGGTGATTATGAATACAGAGTATGTAAAATTTAAGGAGATAAAATATGAAAATATATGTGCTATTAAAACAAGGATATGACGGTAATGAAACAATTTGTGTTAGCGAAGACATAAACAAAATTCGTACAAGTATTTGTGAAGATTTCGATGCAAATGAAGATTATCCAGTATTTGAAGTTTGGAGAGATGGAGAAAATATCTATCACACAAGTGGTAGCGATGTTCTGAAAGCTATATCAAAAGAGATGTATAGAAACTAAGATTTCATTAGAAGGAGCGAAGAGAAATGACAGATAGAGGAGCAATCATGCATTGTCACGATGCAAAAAGAGACGCAAATGATTTTGATAGATTAATGGATGAATTAAATTCTATTAAGAGAGATAAACAGGTGATTCAAGATATGGAATTATCCGATGAAGCAAAACAGAAATGTTTTGATGATTTAGATAAACAGTTAGCAGATATAAAAGAACGAATGCACAATGCTATTGATGAAATGTAGAAAGCAGGTGAAGCGAAATGACAAGCATTGAAAAGTCAAAAGAAGATGCACGGAACTTAAATGAACTCACGGATCATTTGATTAAATTACTTGAAACAGATGATAAGCGATTCTCATTTGAATTTTGTGTAAGTGGTACAATGGAGATTTACGACAAAGAAAAAGAAATCGGTTATGCAGTTCACATTGCACCGATTGAATATGATGAAGATGGAAATGCAACAAATTTATAGTAACCACAAAGGCAGTTAGGAGAATAAATACCTAGCTGCCTATTAAGATATGATATAATAAGAAGGAGCGATAATTATGTTTACAGCAGAAACAAAGATATTATATAGAACACGGGCAAGAGCAGGTAGTGGTGATGGAATAGCAGAAGTCAAAGTAGGTCAGATTTTTAATTTTGATTCAGTAACTATGGAGCTTTCAGATAAAGAAAAAGAATTTCTGGAAAGTTGCAATAAAAAGACATGGACAATGATTCCAGAAGAATTATCCGATCCGACAAATTACCAAAACTTTATTGAATATGTTAAATTGTTATAGAGGAATGTGTTCTGAAGATGCAATTGATAGTATGGAAGAAGCGAGTGATAAGCTAGATGAAGTAATTGAATTGTTAGATGATATTGTGTAGAATGGAAGGCACAATAAATAATAGTTTCATTGGAAGATGGGAGTTGAGAAATTATGAGAATATCTAAAGATATACAAAGAAAAATGCATAAATTAGCACAACTGACTTCACAAGCAGCTATGTTTGATAAAGAAATCAATGATTATTTTGAAAGTAAAGGATATGATATTGATGAACTTCGTAGTGGGGACGGAACAACGATTGACGAATTAAATTATGGCAATGATATTACAAATACTTTTGTTAATGATTTTGAAAATGGAAAGTATGAATATTGTCGGGATATAGGGTAACAAGAATCCAAGTTTTCATAAAACGGTAACGATGTCCGTAGGCAGAAAATCTCTGATGTGTTATAGTTAATTAAAAACACAAGGAGAATTTAGTATGAAGAATATTGATAGAATGAAGCTGGCTCTTATAGATCAGATTACAAATATGACAACAGAACAATTTGAAAGATTAAACGATATATTGTGTGAAGAATATGACTTTAATCATGGGTATGTTAATAAAGCTGCAATATTTACTTGTGAAGATTGTAGGAGATTATATGGAAAATGCGTTGAATCTGAACGAACAGAAGAATGCGATGAGCGATTTATAAAGTATTTAGAAAGTGAAGTGTAATTTAAATGAAATCTAAGTTTACTATCAAATTAAGGAGGAAGATATGGCAAAGAAAATTATATATACAGATGAATTTGGAAACAAAATAGATATTAATTCAATCGAGGGTATTCATGTTATACTTAATGATATTTTTACAACATGCGATAATGAGAACAGTTGTTTATGCGTTAAAGAGAATATCAAAGCAAGCGTAGAAAAATGTTATGAAACCAGAAAACTAGAAATTAAAACTGGCAAACCTCAAGATAAAAGTAGCATTTGGTAAGGAATTTTAACTTTCCTTTGATGATTGGAGGTAGAAAAATGGAAAATAAAAATTTAGACAGCTATGGATATTTATTAAATTGCCCAGATGAAATGCTTGGCGATGTGAATAAAACGATGAACGATAAACGAGCCATCATAAATTGGAATAATTTTAATGTAGGTGATGCTTTTTACACAGAAAATATTTACAGATGTGCAATGGTAGATCACGTAATGAAAAGAATTATGTTTGTAACTGAAGAGGAATATAAAAATGAGTTTGAATTAAGATATAATAACAATAAACATAAAAAGCCAGATATGAGAGAAAAGATAAAAGAATATATCGGTGAGCTTGATACAGAAATTGACAGACTTGAGAATTTGTTAAAAAATACTGATAGTCCATATGATTTACAGATTAAAGGTAGATTGAATGCTATAATCGAAGTAAAGAATGATTTATTGGGAAGATTGGAAGAGGTGATATAAATGGTAAGATATATGGAATGTTCTACATGTGGCAAGTCATTACTTGAAAATTCAATTATTGTTGTAAGAACTGGGTTTACAGATAAATATTGTTCATATGGTTGTGCAGCAATTGGTAGTGGATTTTTTGAAAATATAAAATTAACTGATGAAATTGTCCAAGAACACAAATCTTGTGATGGAAAAGATTGGCTAATAGGAGATTGAGGTGATATAAATGTATGAAGAAGAAATAAATGCGGCATTGATCTCCATACAACAATTTAAAATTGCATATAGTAATGAAAATGGAGTTATAACTGTTGGTGATATTAAAGATTTAATGGCTAATATAGATACTATAGAAGAATGTGTAAGAAAGCAAAAGAGAATCCCCACAACTAATGAAAGAGAATTTGGCTTATTGGGAAAATCAAAAATTGTACATCGGTGTAGTATTTGTGGTAGTAATGTATATTCTACAAATACATATTGTTCTCAATGTGGGCAGAAATTTTGTATGTGAAGTATTAGATTTAATTGAAGAATTGATGAAATGAGGTAATGTAGATGGAAAATAAAAAAACATTAAAATATTTAAACGATATGAAGAATAGTAAAATGCCACCATTTGATAGTCAATATGAATTTTTCTTTGCTACACTGGAAGATTATTATATTGCAAAATCAAATGGTGCAAAGATAATAAAAGAGGAACTTATGGAATGGGATTCTGAAGCACAAAAAGAAATTGTTAATATATTGGCTGATATTATAGAATCTGATGAATTTATTGGCTTTGATAGAAATGATATTTTATCATTGGTTGACTAAATGGAAGGTTTACAGAGTATAGTAACCGACACATTAGCAAGTATATGTGCTATGGCAGATAAAAAATACAAAAGATGGAACGCAAAGAACTACTAAAATAGAAGATTATAGAAGTGGTAAAATTTCACTGTAAATAATGGAGAATTCAAATGGAATCAATTATAAATGAATTGGCAAGAAAAGATAACTATACAAATGATAAGCAGTATAATTCAGGTTTAAGGCTAATAAAAGAAATGGGGTATCGCCATGTTAGTGGAGAACCTGATGTTAAGTATTATTGCATGTGTAATGGGTACTAAGAATTTGTTGGAAAATTGGAAGAGGTGATATAGTGACAAATATGACACTAAAAGAATTGATAGAATATGAAAGCGAATTATGTAGTTTACAACAAGAATATGAAGGTAAACTTACTAAGATATACGGAGAGGCTGATTCCTCAAATAAAAAGAGGAGACTAACAATTGTTTTGAATCTTATTATTGAAGAAAGGCAGAAAGTAAATCGTCAAAAATATAAACCCGTGTAAATGACGATTTCTTTAGATTTTGGAGATAATAATATGAAGGTACTTGGAAGCTTTGTAGATTGTGTTTATGAGTCACATTTATATAAAGAGGATATTGGAGATATTAGAACAAAACTTATAAGTAGATTGTCAGATAAAAGAATCTGTGAAATGGCAAGTGTACTTATAATCGACACAAAATATGATGCATATGTTGTAAAAATACGAAGACCTGAACTGAATAACAGCGGATGTGTTGATATAGAAAAGACTCATAAGAAAATTTATGAAACTGATTTTATTGAAATTTCAAACAGAGATTATGAAGGATTAGATTGGAGAGAAGCTACTAAGAAAACTGATAAATTAATGAAACCAGGATCGTTTGTTATTTTTAAAACAGATATTGATGTAGATTCATTAATTAAATGAAAAATTGCTTTCAATAGCAGAACGGAGGATGATAAAAATGGAAAGACAGTACACTGTAGAAATGACAATAACGGTTGATGACGAAGATTTGTTTCATGGACAAACAGTTGATGAATTAGTTTTTGGATAGCTTAGAAGAAGCTCCTTTCCAAGTTGATACTATAGTGGTAAAATAAAGACAGTTGAAGATTGTTTTCAAGAGGAAAGTAATTATATGGAAATAAATATAGGTGATAAATTTGGTGATTGGACTGTGCTTGCTTTGTCAGATAAAACAGATTCGTCACATAATAAGTATTACACATGTCAATGTGTTTGTGGAACAATTAGAGCAATCAACAGAGGAAAATTAATTTCAGGAAAGTCAAAATCTTGTGGTTGTAAAAGAAAAGTAAATATGACTGGAAAAATCGTAAAAGATTTATTATTTTTAGAGCCATCTGGTTATAAAAACGGAAAAGTTATATGGAAATGTAAATGCTTAAAATGCGGAAGAATATGTAACAGAACTGTATCTAAAGCAAAAGAAGTTGGTACTTGTGGAAATCATAGAGATGGAAAAACATTAAATGAAAATAGAAAAAAGCGTACACAGGTCGATGGAACGATTGTACAAACTTTAACTCAAAAAGTTTCAAAAAATAATACTTCAGGTATAAAAGGAGTTTCTTTTAATAAAACTAAAGGTTTATGGGTTGCTCAAATTGGATTCCAAGGAAAGAATTACAATCTTGGCGCATTTAAAAAAATTGAAGATGCAGAAAAAGCTAGAAAAGATGCAGAAGAAAGATTTTTTAAACCGATTGTAGATAAGTATAAAAAAGACTGATTTGAAAGGAAGGAAAAATGCCAAGAATTAGAGATTGTGTTATTTGTGGTAAGAGGTTTACAAGTTACCATGGAATAAATGTATGTAGTGAACAATGTAAAATAGAAAAAAAGAAACGACAAGATGAAAATTCGAATAAAAGAAGATATAGTAAGGAATCGAATACACCAATAATTAAAATCTGTCCTATTTGTGGGGAAAAGTTTGAAACACTTAGAAGAACATATTGTTCAGAAGAGTGTTCTGAGAAAGCACATAAAATACATGTAAAGGAAATTTCAGATCAATACTATAAAGATCATAGAGAAGAAATAATTGATAAAGTAAAAGAAAGAGTAATAAATATTAATCATAAGGAAGCAGAAATACCTGCTTCTTTTTTATTGCGGAAATGAGGTGAATAATTTTTGAGTAGATATAAGAATGGAAATCCAGAACATGCAAGCAGATTCATATGTATGAAATGTATGAATGAAAATATGTTGGCTAGAGGAATCCAGCGTAAGCAGCAACGTGAGAAATTTCATATCAAAGATCTTACTTGTATATTATGTGGTGGAATCGAAACTAAAAATATGGAAGTAAGATATTGCGATGATTATAAAGAGATTTATGCAAAAGCATTAGAGAAAAGAGAGAATTATTATACAGAAGATGTTAGAAAGGTAGGTTGATAATTATGTGTTACAAAGCAGAAGTACAAAAACGAAATGAAGAAAAATTAGAAGAGATATTTGTAAAAGAAAATGTACCTGACTTTATTCAAGATTATTTTTTATCAATATCAAGTAGAGCTGCAAGATTGAATTATTGGATAACAATAAGAAATTTATTAAACTGGTTAATAGGTAAAAAGTATGTTGAATGCAAAGTCTTATCTCAAATTACTCCTGAGATATTAGATAAAGTAACCGATTCTAAAATAATTAGATATATGGATTACTTGAAAGAATCTGGAATAAAACTTAATACACTTCTTACAAAGAAGAATCAGATGAGTAGTTTTTGGGAATATTTAAAAACCCATCATTATTGCCAGGATAATATTATTCAGATGATTAAGTCTAGTGAATATAAACCAGTTAAAACCAATCGTATGAAAATGGAAAAAATGCCATTATATGAGGATGTTCAAGAAATGATTAAAAAGATAAATCGAAAACCTGATGAATTTATTCGCATAAGAAATGGTTGTGTATTTAGAACATTAAGAGGTACTGGATTAAGAGAATCAGAATTAGCAGGTCTTGATATTAGAGATGTATATCTTGATGAACAATATATAGATAGTAGACATCCAAGACCATATATACTTGTTATCAGTAAGGGGAATTATGATTATACAGATGAAGGAAAAGATATTGTATTTCTCACCAAAGACGCAATTGCAGCACTGACAGAATGGTTAAAATATAGAGAAACCCTTACAAATATTATGGATACAGAAGCGTTATTTCTTAATAAAAATGGTAAACGAATGAATGAAGATAATATTAAAGCTATGTTTAGAACTTATAGTGGTAGAAAATTGACACCACACATGATGAGACATGAATATACGACTATCCTTACAAGAGAATCAAATGATCCTACATTTGTTCGAGAACAGGGAAGATGGAAGTCAGATGCTATGATGAATAATGTATATGATTCTGGTGCAAGTAGAAGTGTAAATGTATTAGATAATATGTAACATATGTAAAGGACGATACAGATTAATTTGTGTCGTCCTTATTTTTACTTGCTTTATTAATTTCAGTTGCATAGGTTAGTAATCGCTTCATTTGATAGTCATCAGTATCTAATATTTCGAGTGGCGAACAATTAAGTTCTTTACAAATTGCCTCTAAAATATCAAATTTAATTGAAGTTGATTCACCTTTGTAGATTTTGTCAATCGTTGGATATGTTACGCCTATTTTTTTAGCCAGTTCGTAACGTGTCATATTTTTTTCTTTTAATTTGTTTTGAATAGATAATTTCATGAATGTAATCCTCCTATATACATAGAGTACCATATATAAAAGAAAAAATAAATATAAAAAATAATTGTAATAATACTTGACAATATATATAGTGAAGTATATAATACAAAATATCAAAGGAACAAACAGAGAAAGGAGGGCTAACATAGTGGAAATTAAACGTGGTGAAATATATTTCGCTGATATAACTAAATATGATTCTAAAGGCTCTGAGCAGAGTGGTAGAAGACCAGTGCTGATATTACAAAATAATATTGGTAATAAGTTTAGCCCTACCACTATAATTGCCATCATAACAACAAAATCTAAAAGGGAATTGCCAACACATGTAGAAATACATAAGAACAAGCTTAATGGGTTGAAATATGATTCTGTTGTGGCATTAGAGCAGATTTCGACAATTGATAAAGATAGGATTCAATTTAAAATTGGTGAATTATCTGCTGAAGATAATTTAAAGGTTATGGAAGCAATGAAAATTAGTTTGGCTATGATATAAGAGTGAGGAGAGAACATTATGAAGACAGAAACTTATGATTACGCAAGTATAGATGAAGCAATTGAAAGATTACAAAAGTTAAAAGCTGAAGGTAAAAATCCTAAAAATGTTGTTATATTAACAATGGATTTTGATAATAATACCTCTTCAAAGAAAATCACAACTCCTGATGATGGATGTTTATTAGTAAGAAAATCAAAAACAATTATTGTGAACGAAGATGCTTATATCCCTCATATGCAGCTATTCAATACCGAACAGGATATAGAGAATATTATTAAAAGAGGAATTATGCATGACATTCTGTTAAGATAATTTATTCGAATATTTGTTTGGTTTTATATTGACACAAACGTATGTTTGGAGTAATATAATGGAAGAGGAAATAAAAAATGCTTGACTAGAAAGTTGGCAGCTGGCTAGTCAAGCAACATACAAAGTCTATTTCTTGGGGAAATAATCAGTATGCATTCAAATTATACATAGTAATAGTTATAAAAGTCAATTGCATATCAGCAAAATTTCCAATTTTTTATCACAATTTAATAGCATTTTTAATTTTTCTTTGGTATTTCCAAGGCTTATTAAAGTGCACTAAAAATCAGAGAGGAGTGTTGTTTTGTTTATATTAACAGATGGAAAGAATTATGTTATGGAAAATCCTATGAAATTAGGTGAGTATATGATAACGACTTCGAGTTCTATGGCTAAGAGGTTTACTTACAAACAAGCAAGGTCGTTAGTACAGAACAGTAGAAAGAAATATTCATGGATTAAGAAATATAATCTTATTGATGTGGATACAGGACAGAAATCTGATAAATCTCTTTATTATAGAGGAAATGCAAATGTTTATACAGGAGATGAAGGTAATTTTGATTATGCTTTATTAGATAAGATTGAATCAGAAGCCAATTCTATCTTAGGGTTAGCAGGCTGGGACGACAATCAACTTATTACATATAAAAATTTATTAAATACTGAACTATCAAAGTGCGATAGTGCAGAAAGTGATATTAATCATGCATTAGAAAAATATAAGAAAATACATAATGGCAAGAAGCCACAAGCTCATAAGGTAGCAAAGATAGGATATTTACTTGATGACATACGAGATAAACATAAACGAATAAAGCAGTGTATAAGGTATGTTCAGGTTATGCAAGATGCGATAGTCAAAGGATACAACATTGAGAAGATAAAATTGGAACTTAGTAAAGTCACTAGCGATGATTATAAAGGTAGAACGGAATATTGGAAAATGGCTAATGATATTTTGGAGGATTAATTATGGTGATATGTAAAAATTGTTTAATTGCTATGGTAGAGACTATGAGTTTTCAACCAGGAGAAAGAAATCGACATGATAGATATTGTAAGTGTCCAAAATGTAAAAGAGAAACTAAACATATTAAAGTTATGAATTCTGAATTGTCTTTCGGTGAATATATGAATAAAGAATTGCGAAAGGCAGGTAGATGAAATGATTAATAAAGAGATGATGAGGATTATTAATAGTAATCCTGAGATGATGAAAATCATTAATGATTATTCAGATGATGAAAACAAAAAATTAAAAAAATTATGTCACAAGATTTGGCGTGGGAAGATTGATATGTATGAATATGATGATTTATATGATGTCGCTATACAATGCTTAATGGAATCTGTGTATAGTTTTAATTCAGAGAAAGCAAATTTTGAAACATATTTAACAGGAAACATTAAAAGAAAATTTGATACATGGATGCGAGATAATAGATTTCGACTAAAAAGAAATAATCTTGTCACGGATGAAAAAGGAAAAATAATTTATGACGAAAACGGCACTCCAACGATAATTAAAAATATCTCATTAGATGCACATACGGAAGATGATAATAACTTAATAGAGAAATTAGATTCAGGAATAAATATAGAAGATGAATGTAAATTTAATTTTGATTCTGATGAAAAAGTAGAAAAGTTTCTCAATTCATTATCTAAAATACAAAAAAATATCTTGCTTATGCGGATGGAGGATTTTCCTTCTGAGAAAATCAAAGAAGAATTAGGTATTTCTAATGGAGAATATAACAGTGCAATGAAAGCAATAAAAATGAACAAAGGGCTTTCGATGTTCTCAATAAATAAAAATGATGGTGGTTATAATATGGAGGTAAATATGGAAGATAGAATTATTGAAATTAGCGAATCTGAAAATTACAGAATGGATAAATATAGTATGTACTCGTTGTTACAAGATAAAAAAAATGGGGATATGAATTGCAACTATATCTTGCAGCGTGAACCGTTTCAATGGAGTAAGGAAGAAGCAAATAGATATTTCTGTCGTATTCTTAGCAATCTTCCAATTCCTGAAATTATACTTTGTGAACAGAAGAAAAAGGGATTAACTATATCACATTTGATTGATGGATTGCAGAGACTTTCATATGCAGAAGCTTTTAAGGAGAATCGAATTAAGATTGGTTCGGCAGGAGCGGAAAGACACTTAATTCAGTATAGAGATTATGTTTTAGATGATAATGGAAATCGTGTGCCTGATGAAGAAGGATTTCCTGAGTATGAAATGAAAGTTTTTGATGTTATTGGAAAATATTATAAAGATTTACCAGATGAGTTAAAGAAAAGATTTAATAATTTTAATATTAATGTAACAAAGTTTTTTGATTGTACCGATGAGCAGATTGCCGATCATATTCGTGATTACAATAATCATGCAAGTATGAATAAAGAACAGGGTGGATTACTCAACGTATCAGCCGATATTGCTGGACATATTAAAAAGATTTCTCAAAAAAATTCATTTTTCAAAAACTGCGGTAAGTTTACAAATAATAATTCAATTAAAGGAAAACTTGAAAGAGTTGTTGTTGAATCAATTATGTTGTTATTCTTTCGTGAATCGTGGAGAGCGAGTTTAGATTCGATTTATAAATTCGTCAATGAAAATACAACAGAACAGCAATTTTTAAAATTGAATTCACAGTTTAACAGATTGGAACTAGCATTAGGTGATAATAACAAAGATTTATCAAAGGAATTATTTACACCTACAACAATGCCAATGTGGATTTCAGTGTTTGATAAATTTACTACATATAATATAGAAGATAGTCGTTTCGTAGATTTCTTAAATGCATATAACATAGAACTCAAAGACAAAGAAATCAATGGTATATCAATGGCTGACTTTAAGGATCAACAGACCAAGAAAAAGACAACTATTGTAGGTAAGATTGATTTACTTATAAGGCTTATGAATGATTTTTTACATATTGATACAACTGAAACAGAGAATAATATAGAGTCTTCTGATAATAAGGTAACAAATGATAATGAATCTGAACAGAATACGGGTTGTGATGATGAAATATTATCATTTGTTAAAGAAAATGTTGCCGATGATATAGAGGATATTGATATAAAGGAATACCAGGATTTCGTGGATGTGTATTTAGATATAGACAACCCTTTATATATACAATGTAAAGCTGCATTAATGGCATTAACAGCATATGCTTACAGAACTGAAAAGGATGTTGAATTAGCAACTTGGTTGGAAAATTATCAGAAGAATGCTATTGATAAGAACTATAGTTCGTCACAGGATGTTAATTACAAGTATATTAAGATGGATTTTGATAATTATATAAATTTCTTAAAAAATTCAAAGAGAGGAGAAATTATAAATGCCTGATATAACAATGTGTACAAGTTCAACTTGCCAGAATAGAGAACAATGCTATAGAGCTATGGCTAAACCAGATAAAATGCAGAGTTATGCCGATTTTACTTCATTATGTGCTGAAAGAGATTTCAGGTGTCAATGGACTATTACAGAAAAAGAAGTTTTAGACGATAAAGCAGTCAGTCAGCTAATGAGGTGTTAAATGAACGAATTGTTAAAATTAAGAGAATATATAACAGGATGTATCAAAGTTCTTCATATTTCACTTGTAGGTACAAAAATAAAAGGGAATATTATAGAGCAGCAAACAATTATAGGACAGATAATGTCTTATGAAAATATTATTAAGTACATTGATGAAATAATTGGCAACTAAATCCGTGTTTCAATAGGAAAAGAGGAGAGAATAATAAAATGGATAAAGACGTTAATAAGCGAAATGAACTAAGAAAGCAATTACAGGTATTATCAAAAGAGAGAATTATTGAATTATATATTCACTTGTTCATGAATTCTACTAATGATAAGGATGAAGCTGATTGGGAAGATATTAAGTAGAGAACAGATTGCACAAGTTTGGCGACCTAACAATCTGCTCTACAGAGAATAAAATATAGGATAAACTATATTTGTTCTATTGTAACAAATCTATTTGGTTAATTCAAGCCAGTTTATCCTATAACAATTAGTCTTTTGACTACGGGCTATTTTGAGTCCGAATAGTGAGGATTATATCACTCACTGAAAAGTATGTAATTTATATGTAATTTGAAGTTTTGGAAGTATATGAAATTACATACTAACAAAATTTTGCAGATATAGTGGCAAACTACACTTACGTTTTAAAAGTATATAAATTTATTTCTCTTTAAGAGAATATATAAATGAAATTAAAATCAATTCTATTGCGGTAGATTTTACTGCCGAATCGTGAGTGCAATGCAACTCATGAAAATCTATGTAATAATTTTGAGGTTTAGATGTGTTTAAAATTCATAGATATAAAACAATGGTGAGCTTCTAAACGGTCTGTATTCGTTTTATATGTATATAAAATTACATAGGTATAAAACTTTGAATATGTTTAAGTTCAATGTCCCTTGGTTTTAGAGATATTTATAATTACAAAAAATATAAAGGAGATCACAAATTATGGGAAACGATAGAATGACAATTTGTAGAAAAATTAAATTATTTCCAGTAGGAGATAAGGAAGAAATCAATAGAGTATATGACTTTATTAGAAATGGTCAGTATGCTCAATACCAAGCTTGTAACTTACTTATGGGACAGCTTATGAGTGAATATTACAAATACAATCGTGATATTAAGAATGAAGAATTTAAGGCAAGACAGAAAGAAATAATGACAAACTCTAATATCATATTAAAAGATATTGATTTTGCAACTGGTGTAGATACCCCATCAGCCGTTACGCAGAAAGTCAAGCAGGATTTTAGCACAGCTTTGAAGAATGGATTGGCAAAGGGTGAAAGAACAGTAACAAATTATAAGAGAACTAATCCACTTATTACAAGAGGTAGAAACTTAACTTTTTATCATGAGTATGAAACATATCAAGATTTCTTGGATAAAATTAATGATTGTGATTTGACGGTATATGTTAAGTGGGTTAATAAAATTGTATTCAAGGTTGTGTTTGGTAATCCGCATAGGTCATTAGAATTAAGATCTGTTATACAGAATATCTTAGAAGAGAATTATAAAGTACAAGGAAGTAGTATTGAAATTGATGGTAAGTCAATCATTTTGAATCTTTCAATATCTATTCCAAAACAACTTAGAGAGTTAGATGAGAATACAGTAGTCGGTGTTGATTTGGGTATTGCTGTTCCTGCGATGTGTGCTTTGAATAATAATTTTTATGAGAGATTGGCGATTGGAAATGCAGATGACTTCCTAAGAATAAGAACTAAAATGCAAGCTCAAAGAAGAAGATTACAGAAGTCATTGAGAAATACTTCTGGCGGTCATGGTAGAGCAAAGAAACTAAAAGCATTAGAAAGATTACAGAAAACAGAGGCACATTTTGTTGAAACATATTGTCATATGATAAGTAAAAGAGTTGTTGATTTTGCTTTAAAACATAATGCTAAATACATAAATATTGAAAATTTAACAGGATATGATACAAGCGATTTTATCCTGAGAAATTGGAGTTATTATAAACTTCAAGATTATATTACATATAAAGCAGCTAAGTACGGAATTGAAGTAAGAAAAATCAATCCTTGTTATACATCACAGATTTGCAGTGTATGTGGTAATTGGGAGTTTGGTCAGAGAAAGTCACAGTCAGTATTTGAATGTGCAAATGAGAATTGTGATAGTCATAAGAAATATGAGAAAATTGGATTCAATGCTGACTTTAATGCTGCCAGAAATATTGCAATGTCAACTCTTTGGATGGAAAGTGGACAAGTTACTGAAAAGAGTAAGCAGGAAGCAAGAGAATATTATGGTATCTCTAAAAAGTATGAACAGAATAAGAATGATTTGGAGAATAATAAAGTAGCCTAAGTGCTACTTAATCAATCGAAAGATTGCAGGTGATTTTGCACCTGAATGGTGAGGTTGTTTAATTTAACATAGATACAAAACACGGTTAAGACAACATTTTACTCAGTAAAATGATTATTCAATATAGATGTTACAGAAATGTTGAGATTATCAAGTTAATGGAAGAAAAATATAATACGGAAAGGAGAATAGTTAAATGTCAGTATTTTTTATATTAGTTTTAATAGGATTAATAATTTTATGGTTTCTACTGTCACCTTTATTTGTAAAAATTGGTGAGTTTGTTATCAACATTATAAATAAGGTGTTTTCGACAGATGAAATAAATAATAATGAAGAAAAGGAGACAAAAAGATGAAGAAATCAATTGGAGGAGTAGTAACAGTGGTAGTTATTATTGTGGCGGTAATATTATTATTAATATCAACGGTGCGTGTACCAGCAGGGTATATTGCTGTACAGTACAGTATGTCGGGTGGCGTAAAGGGCGATATTCTTACACAAGGATGGCATTTAAAGTCACCAACTGTAAAAACGACACTTTACTCGGTGAGTCTTGAACAGAGTTATTTAACGTCTAGTAAGGACGGAGACTCTAAAGACGATGACAGCTTTTCAGCAAGTTCATCTGAAGGTAAGGCTATGCAGATAGATCTTACTTTTACATATCAGTATAGTCCTGATAAGGTAGCTGATTTATTTACAAGATTCAGAGGTCAGTCTGGTAAGGAAGTAAGAGATAGTTTCATCAAACCAAACATTATTAGCTGGACTAAGGAAGTTGTTGCAAATTATAAGGTATCAGACATTCTTGGTTCTGAGAGAGCAAACGTTAATACAGCATTAACTGATTATCTTAATAAGAAGTTTGAACCTTATGGAATTGCAATTAGCAATGTATCATTAATTAACATTTCTGTGGATGAGAAGACACAAGAAGCTATTAATGCAAAGATTACAGCACAGCAGGCAGCCGAAACTCAGGAAATTAACAATCAGACAGCTATTAATAAGGCAAAGGCAGATGCAGAAGTAACTAAGGCAGAAGCAAAGGCTAAAGCTGATGCACAGCTCATAGAAGCTCAGGCACAGGCAGAAGCTAATAGTAAATTAAGTTCTTCAATCACTGATGAACTTATAAGAATGAAGGAAGCAGAAGCAAGAGTTGAACATGGCTGGGTCGAAATTCAGGGTGTCAATACTGTAGTTAAGTAATTATAAAGTAAATAAGGGTGTGGTGAAATTCCGCACCTGACAATGGGCTGTGGTGAAGTGGTCAACACAACAGATTTTGATTCTGTCATTCGTGGATTCAAGTCCCACCAGCCTAGTCTTGAATCATTAAATCAGTTGGTAGAGCATTTGATTTTTAAGATGTTGGAAGACAGAAATGCAAAGAAACTAATCAAGATGAAAGTAACGTAGCATTTCAGGAGGTAGAATTGTATGAAAAAGATAATTAAAAGCTATATGGAATACGGAAAACATTGTGGAATTGCGAAACAAGTCGAAGGAAAGGTCGTTGATGCAGAATTAGGAAAAGATAATCTTTGGCATTTTGAATTTGGTGGATATAAATGGGTAGCAAGCGACTATGCATTTAAAGAGTAAAATTCTTTTCTTTGAATTATGAGGTGAAATATGGAGATACAAGAAATGGAAGTACATCAAACAGTAAAAAATATATCTTAACAGAGGACGAATATCATAGTTTAATAAACCAAAATAGAAAATATGGAAGCAGAAAAATTAAAGAGTATATTATTTTTTGCATAGAGTATTACAAATTTGAATTAAACGTTCGTGGAATGCAAGAATTAATTCAGGATATTATTAATTTTGTAGAAGGAAACAGAAATGATATTCCGAATTTATATGACAAGAATTTTTTTAAATGGTTGGATGAAAATAGGTAAATGATAACAAGAATTAAATGTCCGATTTTTTTTGGAAGAGAGGTAGAAAAAGATGTTTAGAAGAAAAACAAAACTTGAGAAAATATTAGACAAGAGAATAAATTATGTGACATTTAGAGATTTTTTATCATCGTTATCACATAAGGAATTACATATCTTGGCAGAAGAAATAATCTGGAAAGATTATGATGGATATAATGGTTCATCTTGTTATATGGAACAAAATCATTATGACTTAATGGATAGATGGCAAAAAGAATTTTATATAGAGGAAAGAGAGTATTTATTGCCATATTAATGTTAGGTTTCATAGGAAGAAAGGTGAAAAGATGCAAATAAATATTAGTTATACATTATATACAGATGGGGATTACAGTTTGAGGAATGCCGAAGAGTTTGGTTGTACTAATAGAGACGTAGTAGTTGATAATTTTGAGTATTATGATTATGTTGGTTCTATGGAATTTAAATATGAAGAGGAGTGGCGTTGTAAAAGCGAAGCAAAAGATTTTCTTTGGAGATTTTTATGTGATGGAATTCATATATCTTATACACATCCTTGGTTGCTTAAAGATTTTTATGATATTATGAAATATTTAGAAAATGTTATCAATGAATATCAAGAGGGAATATCTGTAGAAAAAAGGCAAATAACAGGTAATTATGAAGGTACTGAAATTAAAATAGAAATATCGAAGTAGAATTTTTTTGAAGAGAGGAGAAAAGATTATGGAACAGATTCAGGAAAATGAACAGTGGAAATTGAATGGTAACTGTGAAAAATGTAGAAGAAATAACTATTGTTCAACGCCATGTACACGTCACAATAAACGAATAAGAGCAGAATTTAAAGGTCTTGTTGCGGATACAATGAATAAAATGACAGGTGGAGTGATGAGAGAAGCCATTGACAAAACGGTAAATGGAATTTGGTAAATTGGAAAGGAAATTTATATGAAAGAGAGGTAAAAATAAATGAATAGTGAAAATAGGAAAAATAAAATACAGAATATGATTGCTGAAAGGTTAGCAGACAATGATACTAAAAATTGTTTATTTCAGATAATTTTATTAAAAGAAGAATCAAAAGATGTCCTTGAAGATCTATTTAAAAGGAATGGGTATGAGACATATACAGTTGATACGGTAGATGGTTGCTGGAATCTAAATGATGATTGGTATGAGCTTGATAATGTGAAATCTATTGTTGAATTTTGTGGTGTATATCCTGTTGAATGGAATATTAATGATGTATTTTTACTAGAAGAACTTTATTATAACAGAGATATATACATTCAAGTATTCTGGAAAAAAGAAAACGAAGATGGAACGATTAAATATATTCCAAATAATTAACAAGAAAACTTCGTTTCATGCGAAATTAAGAAAGGAGACAATATGTTAAACGTAGGAGATTATGTAGGACAGATTAACAAAGATTCATCTGGTGTATGGAAGTTATATAAGGATAAGATAAATAAAATCACTACAACAAAGAAATATGGTAGAAGATATTTTACCAAAACAGTGTTTCGACCATTAGATGCAGATGATGTAGATAACAATACAAAAGATATGGAAGAGTCGATTTGTGAAGGATATATCATCGTAAGAGAAGTGTTTGGGTTAAATAATAAGACTGAACCTTATGCTGAAAGATGGATAAAATGGGCTAATGAAAATCCAGATAAAGCGACTGGTTTGATATAAACGGAGAATATAATAATAGAAGCAATTAACAAAAAATAAATATAAGAAAGAAGAGGTACAAAACATGGATGGATTTATGATGTTTAAGAAGGCTTTACAGAAGCACTTCGATGAAATGCAGAAAGAGGCAACACATTTATTTGAGGTAAATGTAGATAAGGATGAATTATGGAATACATATCTTGATAGCTTCCCTGCTGGTACAAATGAGATTTTCAGAGAGCGTAGAGAGCATGATTGTAGTTGTTGTAGACAGTTTATTAAGAATATTGGTTCTGCTGTCACTATCAAGGATAACCAGATTCATACGATTTGGGAACTGAATCTTGGTGATACAACATATCAGCCAGTATGTGATGCACTTGATACTTTTGTAAAAGCTCATACAGTTACAGATATTTATACAACTAAGTTCCCCAAAATTGGTACAGATTTTAACTTTGAGGAAATCAATGAAAAATCTCATCAGTGGGATCATTTCTTCTTAGAGCTTCCAAACAAGTTCGTAAATAGAAGTAGTCGTTCTAACGAGGAAGTTAAAGGACAGTTCAGAGATACAAGAAATGTATTTAAGCGTTCTCTCGATGAGATTACTATGGAAGCACTTGATACAATTCTTGAACTTATCAATTCAAATACGCTTTACAAGGGCGAAGAGTGGAAAGGTGTACTCGCAGAGTTCAAGAAGTATAAGAAGGAATACGATAAGCTGACTTCTGATACTGAAAAGGATTTATATGCTTGGGAGAAGTCGGTAACAGCAGGTATGGCTATTGGTAGAATTAGAAATCATTCTATTGGAACACTTCTTATTAATGTAAGTGAGGATATGGATCTTGACACAGCAGTTAAGAAGTATGAGCAGATTACAGCACCGAGCAACTATAAAAGACCAAAGGCTATTTTTACAAAGAAAATGCTTGAGGATGCAAAGAAGACCATTACAGAACTTGGATACATGGATTCATTACAGAGAAGATTTGCTAATCTTAATGATATTACTGTAAATAATGTACTGTTTTCAAATAAGAGTGCTGCAAGAAGAATGGTTAGTGCAGATGATATCTTTGGACAGATGGAAAAAGATGTTGCTGTAAGTCCTAAGAAGTTTTCTAAGGTTGAAGAGATTTCAGCACAGGATTTCATTAATAAGGTACTTCCAACTGCAAAGGAGATTGAAGCTTTTGTAGAGAATAAGCATGAGAAGAACTTTGTTTCTATGATTGCACCTGTTAATCCAGACGCTAAGACAATGTTCAAGTGGAATAATGGATTATCTTGGGCTTATTCAGGAAACATTACTGATTCTGATATGAAGCAGAATGTAAAAGCTGCTGGCGGTAATGTCGATGGTGTACTCAGATTTTCTATTCAGTGGAATGAAGATGGTCATGATAATTACGATCTTGATGCACATTGTATTGAGCCAGATAAGAATGAAATTTTCTTTAGTAATTGTAGAAAGCCAAGTGTTTCAAGAATGGGTGGTCAGTTAGACGTTGATATTATTCATCCAGATGGAAAGGTTGCAGTAGAGAATATTACTTGGGAAGACCTGTCAAGAATGAAACCAGGTGTTTATAAGTTCTTTGTACATCAGTATTCAGGAAGCGTAAGGCATGGATTTAGAGCTGAGATTGAATTTAATGGAGAAATTTACAAGTTTGATTACGATAAGTCGATGAGAACTGATGAAAAAGTTCAGGTTGCAGAAGTAACACTCGATGAGAATGGAAACTTCTCAATTAAGGAGAAATTAGCAGGAAATTCATCTATTTCAAGCCGTGAGATTTGGGGTGTAAATACAAATCAGTTTGTTCCTGTATCAGTAATTAGTTACAGTCCAAACTATTTTGACGAGCAGGATGGAATTGGTCATAGACATTTATTCTTTTTCTTGAAGGATTGTGTAAATAGCGAAGAGCCTAATGGATTCTATCTTGAGTTCCTTGATAATGATTTAATGAAGCATAAGAGAGTGTTCGAGGCTTTAGGTGCTAAGTGTCATGTAGAAGATACTGATGATCAGCTTTCAGGAATTGGATTCTCTATGACAAAGAGAGAAGATTTAATTATTAAGGTTAAGGGCGCAACAGAGCGTGTAATGAAGATTAAGTTTTAATTAGAATTAGAAAAGGAGATTATTATTATGACAAACAACGAATTATTTATCAATGCAACAAGAGCAAACTATCAGTTCCCATTCAGAGGAATGATTAACGTAATTGATTTGTGGGATTTATCTCTCACAAATCTGGACTCAGTATTTAAGACACTCAATGCGGAAGTAAAGAAGTCTGAGGAAGAGAGTCTTCTGAATACTAAGTCAAAGGAAGATGAGGAGATTTCTAACAAGATTGAAATTGTTAAGTATATTGTTGGCGTGAAGTTGGATGAGAAAAAGAAGAGAGAAGACGCTAAGAAAAATGCTGAGATGAGACAAAGATTGCTTGAAATCAAGGCTAAGAGACAGGATGCAGCACTTGAGAACATGTCTGATGAGGATCTGGATAAGGCACTTGCAGAATTAAGTGAGTAATTGTTACAAATATACCATATATAGTATTAATAAGCAATATATACTATATATGGTATATATTTTACGCTAGAAAGAAACGCACATTTCTTGAGAAATTTTGGAGGTTAAGACATGAAAAATAGAAATAGTTATGAACGATTAAAACGCATTCAGACATCGTTATCTGAATTGTCAAAGAGTCTTGACGAACAGTATTGCAAGATGCGTCAGGAATGTATGGATGAAATTATTGAGGATAGAAAAGAATATGTGACAAAGAAAAATGAAATGTATTCACTGTATGAGAAAATTTCTGAAAGCGATTCTATGAGAATGACATGGATTAAGAATAAATTACCATGGTATATTACAAAATTTTGTAAGATTTCAAGTACAGAAATATCATTGAGAGATACAAGTATTTTAATTGGTGTAAATTTTGGAAAATCATATAGACCAAATTGTTATATTGAGATTACACCAAGAGATATTGGATGGATTTAAGGAGAATAATACAATGTCAAACTTATATGTATATCTAATATGCTCTCGTAACAAGGATAATAAGGATATTCCAAATTTCAAGGAACGAGCCGAGACAATCCTTGAATATAGAGAAAATGAAGATAAGGTAATTGATGCTTTTAAGAGTTTTGCAGTCAAAGGACTTACTGGCGAACAGACAAGGTTATACAGGTCAGTTAATTCAAGAAATGAAGAAAAAATCAGAGAAGAATTTATTATCCGTCTGTTGAGAGACAAACCAAGTATGACACAGCTTAATCGTACATTAGCATCCGTTGCACAGCAGGTACAAAATCGTGATGAGAGTAAATGGCTGTTTGATTTTGATGTGGATGATAGAGAAATGGCGGCTAATTTTCTTTCTGATATTAACCATTTTTCGGGAATTAAGCTCATTGATATGAAATGTCATAAGACTCCTCATGGCTATGCTATTGTAGTTCCGCATGGTTTTGATACAAGAAAACTTATGGAAAAGTGGAAAGGTTATGATATTACATTAAAGAAAGATGGGCTGTTGTTTTTGGATATGATAACGAATAAGTGATGTAAAATTGATGAAATATAGAGAAGAAAATAAAGACTTATTTACAGTACCAGAAGATTATTATTTAGCACATTGTATCAGTGCAGATTTTGGAATGGGTAAAGGAATTGTAGTTGAGTTCAATAAAAGGTTTGATATGAAGAGAAGGTTGCTGACAAAATACCCATATTATTTTGACCAGTACACTCATAAAAGAATTGGTGGTGACTGTTTATTAGAAGATAGAGTATTAAATCTTATTACAAAAGAGAGATATTTTCACAAACCAACAATTATCACAATGAGACTTGCACTTGAAAAGATGAAACAGATTTGTTTGGAGAATAATATAAAGAAGATTGCAATGCCTGTAATTGGTTGTGGTTTAGATAGGCTGAACTGGAATGATGTCTCAGAACAAATTAAAAATGTTTTTGCAGATATGGATGTTGAGATTTTAGTGTGTAAGAGGTAAATTATGGCAGTATATGTAACAGGTGATATACATGGAAATCCTGTAAGATTAAGTAAAGATAATTTCTATGAACAGAAAGATTTTTCTGGTAATAGAGATGAGAACACTGTAATTATTCTTGGTGATTTTGGTCTTGTATGGAACAGAGATGGTGAAAGCAAACAGGAAAAATATTGGTTGAATTGGTTAAATCAGAAACCATTTACAACTATATTTGTTGACGGAAATCATGAGAATCATAAAAGACTTGCAACTTATCCTACAAAAGAATGGTGTGGCGGTAAGGTTCATGAAGTCAGATCCAATGTCTTACATTTAATGCGTGGTGAAGTGTTTACTATTGAAGATAAGAAATTCTTTACATTTGGTGGTGCATCAAGTCATGATATTCAGGATGGTATTCTTGATTACAGTGACAAAAATTGGAGAGAAAAAGCCAAAGAACTTGATAAACAAGGTAAATATATGTATCGTATTAAAGATTTGTCTTGGTGGGAAGAGGAATTACCAACAGACGAAGAAATGCAGCATGGGTTAGATGTTTTAAAAGAGAATAATAATGTAGTCGATTATATTATTACACATAGTCCTTCTACATCAGAGTTATGTCTTATGGGGAGTAAAGGATTATATGAACCAGATGTGTTGACTAATTATTTGGAAGAAGCGAAAGCTACAACTGAATATAAAAAGCATTTGTTTGGTCATATGCATGTGAATAAAGCAATTAATGATAAAAATATTTGTTTGTATGAACAGATTGTTAGGATATTGTAAAGTGAGGTGAGATGAATGGTAAATGAATTTACATTATATGGTGTAATGGATAAATTAACAGGTAAATTAGTAAGTAATCTTACAAACCCACGACACAAATATTGGGAAACAAGAAAAACTGCTGAGAATGCGGTTAGAAATTTTATGTCAAGACGTTATAACACTGATAGGCAGCTAGAAGTTGTAGAAATTGAATGTAAGGTAAAAGTGGTAAGTGAGGTGAAAGAGTGAATAAAAGTAAATTTACATATCCAAAATGCCCATATTGCAAGAAAGAGTACAAAGATGGAGTTATGGAATATGATTTAATGAATTTGGTAACACAAGGCTGGTGTAAAGAAGTAAAAGTGAAATGTCATAGCTGTGATGAGTATTTTAAAGTGAAGGCACATATCACATATTATGGCTCAAAGTTAGTGAGGTGAGAGAGTGAAGATATTTTTGGCAATTTTAATTCTAATTTCAGCATTAAATATAAATCTGACTTTAGAAAAGTTAAATGGTGAAAAAAAGAGATATGATTTACATTGTATCGTGTCATTATTGGCGTTTATTTTGTTTTTAATTTTCTTCTAAGTAGAGAATAATCTAATATAGGTGTAATTCTATTCATGGCTGATCAGCCAAATTTTCTACAATTAAGAAAGGTATTATATGAAAACATACGAAAAGATTTTATTTAAAAAAGAAGCAGAGTCTCCTTTGGCTTGGAGAAGTGATAAGAAAGCCAAAACATGTATTGAAGTTATATTCTTTTTTGATTTTAAAGAAGGTGCAAGGTTTACAGTAAGAGCAGGTAACATATCTGCTTGTCGTAGAAATCCTTTTGAGGCATTTTTGAGAGTATTAGAACATGAATCAATTGGCATGGCTAAATATGATTGGCTCAAAGAAGATACAAGAAGCAAAGGCTTATGGAAACAGTTATAATTTAAAAAATAATCATATATAGAAATTTCTATCTTGGCGATTCAGCCAAAATTTCCAATTAAAAGTAACAAGAAATATTTTTTTCCTATGGTTTTAGCAGACGTGTTAATTCCATAGGATTTTACAACAAAATAATTAAGAAGAAAGGGTTTAACAGTAAATTCTAGGATAAATGATTGCGCAATCTCTGTAGATTAAAGGATTTTGACAGAGAATAAAGAAAAAAATAATTATTGTGAGTTAAATGTATTAAGTTTATGCGATGGTATGTCATGTGGACACATTGCATTAGAGAAAGCAGGATTTAATGTTGGTAAATATTTTGCATCAGAGATTAAGGACGTGGCAATTAAGGTAACAAGAGACAACTATCCTGAGACAATTCACATTGGAGATGTGAACAAGATTACATATAAAGATGGTGTATTACATACAGAAGTCGGAGACTTTGAAACAGATATTGATATTGTAATGTTTGGTAGTCCTTGTCAGAGTTTTTCAAGAGCAATGATTAAAGAGAGAAAGATTGGTCTTGAAGATCCAGAACGTTCAGGTCTGTTTTATGAGTGCAATAGAGTATTGAAAGAAGTAAATCCAAAGTATTTCCTTATGGAAAATGTAGTGATGAAACCTGAAGATGAAGCCGTTATTAGTGAAATGATGGGAGTAAAACCTATCAGAATCAATTCTTCTCTTGTAGTAGGACAGCTTAGAGATAGATATTATTGGACTAATATTCCAGGAGTAACAGTTCCAGAAGATAAAGGAGTTACTTTACAAAGTGTACTCAATGATGGATATGTACCAAACGAGAAAGCAAAATGCCTTTGCAAGAATGATTCTCACGGATATTACAACGGCTGTTTTTGGACACCAATTAAGAGGTTTCACAGATTCTATTATAAGTCGTTTGGAACAATGGTGTTCCCATCGAAAGAGTATTTTGATAACTGTTTAGAGGTTACAAAGAGAATATTAGATGGAAGAAAATCTTCTGCAAAAATCTATGATGATTACAATGGTCATGATTTTGATGAAGCAAGATATTTATGGAAAGAAGAGAGAGCAAGATTGCAAGGAGTTCCAGAAGAATATGTAGAAAATATGACTGAAAAAGATGCTGCTGATGTACTTGGAGATGGCTGGACTGTACCTGTAATCGCACACATTTTTAGTTTTATAAAATTTTAACAGAGAATAACAGAATAGAGAGTCAGTTATTGGCTCTCTATAACAGAGGAGGTGAAACAATATAAATAAAGCGGAAAGACATGTAATAAACAAAAACCATCCAATGTATTCAGCTTGCGACAACTTATGTTTTCTAGCAAAGAATATGTACAATCTATGCAATTATACAATTCGCCAAGAATTCTTTGAGACAAAGAAAGTCAAGAAGTATGGTGACTTAAATAAGGAATTAAAACATACAGATGCTTTTATGGAACTTGGATCGAATGCAGCACAGATGGTTACAAAAGCATTGTGTAAGTCTTGGAAATCGTTTCTTGTATCAGTTAAAGATTATAGTATTCATCCAGAAAAATATTTGGGAAAACCTAAGATACCAGCTTATAAAAAGAAAGACGGTAGATTTGTTTGTACTTTAACTAATATGCAAACGAAAGTAAAAGACGGTTATTTGTATTTTGCTTTTAAGAGAATGAAAGAGTATAACAATTTAATTCGCACAAAAGTTACAGGTCATCATTTGTCTACGAGAATTGTTCCAAAAGGCGGTTGTTATATTATTGAAATTGTTTATGACGATGAAAAGTACAGTTTACAAGGGACTACACAGAGTAGGTATCTGACGGGAGGGGTTCCGCCCGTCAGATTTTCCATGTGATATTTAAGCTGTCGCTTGTGGCGGCTATGGTGGTAATCATCAAATCCACCACACGCCGCTTGTCGTCAAAGGATACATTTTCCCAAGTATCGAGGTAGCCGGAAATCTGGCTGACCTGTTCCGGGCTGATGGCTTCCACCGTCAGCTCCGCTATCCTCGCCAGAAGTTCCTGCTTGCGTCCGTCCAGTTCCGCTATCTTCACATTCACATAGGAGAGCAGGACATTGTTTGCACCCGTCAGACTGTCCACCAGCTTTTCAATCTCGCTGTCCACATGGGCAAGTTCCACTTGCAGGGCGGCAATTTTAGGGTTTGCCTTTGCCGCTTTCTTTCTGCCTGTCAGCGTCTTGTGCTTTTCCAGCTTTTTCACCATCTGCTGGTAAACCACCGCTTCCAGCTCCGAAGTGATGATTTTCCCGCACCCGGCACAGCTTTTATTGTCCAGCCGCTTTGTGCAGCGGAGATATTGCTTTCCCACAGGATTGTTAATGCTCATAAGGGCATACCCGCAGTTCCCGCACTTGATTTTTCCCGCCAGCCATGTATGGGTGGCTTTCCGGGCAGACTGGATTTTCATGTTGTTCATCAGCTTCTTGCGGCAGGTCAGCCAGATGTCAGAGGGGACAATGCCCTCATGGGGAGCCAGCACCAGCATTTGGTCTTTCAAGTCGTTCTTTTTGCTGGGCTTCACATCTCGCCCTTGATACAGATAGCAGCCGTTCATGCCTGTAAAATCGGCAGCGTCATTGACAATGACTGTCCCTTGACTTTTGAAAAACTCGTACACATCAAGGTCTGCCTGCACATAGACAGGATTGCGTAACATCTGCGCCAGCGTGGGGCGTATCAGTTCTTTACCGTTGAATAAAATCCCCTGTTCGGCAAAGTACCGGGTAATGTCCCCGTAGGAGGTTGTGGGCTGGGCGTACATCTCAAACATCAGCCGGATATTTGCCGCTTCGTCCTGGTTTACCACCAGCTTTTTTGTGTTGATACCATCCATCTTGATTGGTTCGGTGTGGAAGCCGTAAGGGGCTTTCCCACCCATCTTGAAACCTCGCTGACTGCGGGAGTAGTAAGCGTCCGTTACCCGCTTCTGTATGGTTTCTCTCTCAAGCTGGGCGAACACGATACAGATATTCAGCATAGCCCGCCCCATCGTGCCGGAGGAGCAGTGGGCAATAGAGGGCAAGACAATTAGCGAATGGATTA